TCAACCGGGCGGCGTCAGGGCGTCGTACTCGCGTTCGCACTGGCGGCCTGCTGAGCGGGCAGCGTCATAAGCTTTCGCCAGCTCTCCCGCTTGCTTGTCAGCCCGTGTGAGCAGGTCGGAGAGCACCATGGCGGCGCGGGTTGCTGTCTCGCCTCTGGCGACAGCGGCGGTATCCGTGCTGGGGCAACTGACGGTGGCAGCGAGCTTACTGACTTCGTCGCGCAGCCGCTGGCCAGCAGCATCGGCGTCAGCAGCGCCAGCATCAGCAATCTTCCTTTCTTCCCGTGCATTCGTTCTCGCCTCCTCCTGCGCCGTGACGCGTCGTTGTTCTTCCTGACGGGCATCCCGTTCGCCAATCACCTCGGCCAGCCGGTCACCGCTGTCTCGGTGCGCTGATGCCTGGCCAGCTTCGGCCTGAGCCACAGACTGTCCGTGTTGGTAGGCGCCCCAGTGGGACGCCAGCAGCACAGCAACCGCCAATATTGTCCAGCCCTTCATGCCAAGGCCCGCCGGATACCTTCATCGATCACCTCGGCCTTGTATGGGTTGCGGCCGTTCTCGTGGACGATGATGCCCACCACGGCCTCACGCAGAACCTGTTCCTTGGAGATGTCGATGGAGTCGCGGACACCCACGCCCAGGCGCTTGGCAATGGCCTGGGCGTAGGCCAGCGTATTGTTCTCGCTGGACGGCGCCCAGCGATTGATGAACTCCAGCGGGGTATCGATGCCAGGCCGGCCCACCCCAGGCATACCGTCCTTCCCACGGTAGTTGAGCAAAAGCTTGCCCAGGGCGCGGATGCCGTTCTCAGCCTGATCGAACCTGGCGAAGCGCGGATTGGCCGCGCCCTGCTCCATGCCCAACTGCCCCTGCCATGCGTTCCGTGGGTTGAAATCGATGTTGCCGGGGTTGTTGTTGCGGATGCCGCGTGCGGTCATAGGTTTTCTCCAGGCGAAAGAAAGCCCGCGCGTGGCGGGCTGGATAAATTTCGGGCAAAAAAAAGCCCGCTCTAGGCGGGCTTCATATCGATTTCAAAATCTCAGACTGCGTTAACCTTTACAAATGGCCTGTCGATCAGCTCTAGAAGGCCATCGCGCTCGCGCTCTTTGATCTGCTCAATGGCTTTGTTAACGTCTTCGAAGTCTATCCCCAGCAGGGAGTCAGCATCGAACCTCCACCATTGCAACTCCATGAGCTTCTCAATAGTTTCTTCGTCGAATCGATACTTAATGATCTTGGCAGGGACACCCGCAACGACTGCATACGGCGGTACGTCTTTGGTCACCACGGCGCCGCCACCAACGATCGCCCCATCTCCGATGTGAACGCCAGGCATGATCATGGCGTTCGCTCCGACCCAGACATCATTACCCACGGTGCTCCAAGCTGTCTTTTTCAGTCGGAGCTTCTTGAAAGGGAAGTCCTTTTTTTTGGTCCATGCCTGGAAAACCAGCCCCGCGCCGTATTGGAACGGGTGGGTGGAAAGCCAATCCGAGCCGTGATTTGAATCACCGGCGGTAATGCCCGGAGCAAAGGAACAATACCGACCAACACTTTTCAGAAACGAGCCAATTCGCCCGCCCCTAATGTACGAATACGCGCCAACTTTTCCACGCATGTGAGTTTCAGCGCCAATCAAGACTGGCGGCTCGCACTCAAGGACAGCAGTTTTACCAATCGTCCCGGTGCTGACGATATAAACTCCCTTGCTTTTTAGCTCGGCTTTGTATTCTTTGCTCACTTGACAATTTCCATTTCTGTGTTTTTTTGTCGCCGCGCTGGCATGCGTCGCACCACCTAAACCGCGAAATGTAACCACAAACGAAGCCCGGCACAACCGTTCGGAGCGCCAGCGGTGATGGATCCCAGCTGCTGTAAATCACTCAGTAGTCCAGTCAGGGGCCGAGCCTTCCCAATGGGTTCAGCGGTGGCCGCACCGAGATTACGTCCGATTCAAGGCAACGCCGATCCGTGATACATCCCCCCCCTAGATAGTCACCATATTTGGAAAGGAGCTCGAAATTGACCGAACCTAATAAAGACCTGCGCGAGACCTTGATCGCTCTACCTGAAGTTTTCACGCCAAAGCAAGAAGCCCGCTTGCGTGAAATTATTCAGGAGCAAATTCACAAAGCAAAAGTCGAGGATCTCGACGCAGGATTCTAGGAGTAAGTAAATGCCGCTACTCGCGGCCTTTAATTTATACAGCAATGCCGAGGCGCTGCATGCGGGTTCGCATCGTATTCGCCACGAGCGCGATCTCATCGTCAGTCAGTTCTTCCGAATAGATGGCGATTGAGGAGATATCAATTTCACCCGGGAACTGAGAGAACGAGCTGCCAATTCGGAACTTGTTGCCGGTAAGGGCTCGCTGAGTAACTACGCTACCAATGGCTTTGGATCCGCGGGTGATGTTCTGGACCAGGGTGCCACCAGCGTCAGAAGCACGAAGGACGCGGATGCCCCATGCGGTAGGGTCGTCTGCGGTCGTTACTTGGCCAACCGTTATACCACCGCTGCCATTGCTGCGGGCAGCAGTTGATGCCAGCAATGCAGCGCCACCCGGGTACAAAGTGACCCCGGTAGAGGTGCCAGTGATGCCCGGCGTGATAGAAGGTCCCGAGAAGGTGCTTGCGTAAACAGGCCGAGGGTCTGGGCTTGGGATCGGATCGGGAATGGCAATCGGCGAGCGGCCAACGGCAATGATCGTGACCTTCGCACTATCCAGAACTTCGGTCTGGATAAAGTTCGCCAACGACCTGAATCGGCCGTGGGTGGTATAGGCGACCGGCGAACCGACGATTCGACCGTTCGCTTTGTTCGGCGCCCGGTTAAAACCGAATCGCGCAGCGTCGGTGTCAAACGTGAACCACGCCTCAAGCCCCCGAGTTACCGGAGCAATCACCTTGGTGTTCCATGGAGCAACGGTATCCTTCGAAATCAGCAGAATGCCCATTCCTAAATCCTTATCAAATGATGTTGAGCTTGAGGCCGCCAACGTACGGAGCCATTGCCCGGTAGTACGCGTATCGGGCCGAACCGATCGGGTGAATGTCGTCAGACCAGTTGCCTGAGATGAACCCATCCTCGCCAGGAGCTGAGGCTGGTATTGCGTAGCCTGATTCGTGGTTGGCCATGGCCCACAGCGGAGCAAGAACAACCGGCGCACCAATGTCCTTCGCCGACTTCTGGATGCCGGCAATCATGTTCGTGTAAGCGGAGCTCCACAGATCGTTTCGGGTGTCATCGATTGCCGTCCCAGGCAAGGCCCTGAGAATTTTTGCGGATGGCCAAGCGGCCTTGATCTGCGAATGCATGATCCGATCGGCATCCTGAATCTCGCTGTAGATCGAATCAGGAGAGATATTGAATGCGTCGTTGGTGCCGAGCAGGCTAACAACAACGTCTGGGGTGTCCAGTCCGAACCGAGCCTGGTAAAACGCAGCGTCGAACACATACCCATTGCGCACCAGGTCAGGACTATCCTCAGGCGTTGCCGCTCGTAAGAACGGGTTGTAGCCAACCTTGGTGGACTTGGCCATGGCCTGGTAGGCCGCCTCCTGCCCCACCTCCACGATCAGCTTGCGAGAGATGGCATAGGTGTAGTCCCTGGCCTGCCAGCCATGGCGGCCTTCGCCCAGCAGCCCCCCGGTACCGGTTGACGACTCGCCAGGGCCGGCGCCGCGCAGCGTCCCAATGAACACCGGGGCAAACCCGAGATCCCTGAGATACTGATCGAGGATGTAGGCCCCGGCGTAGTTTGTGATGCTGTCGCCAATCATTAGCACCTTGATGACCGGCGATCCCGTCTGAACTGGCACGTTCTTGAGCGTAAGCTGCATGAAGCGACGCACACTCGGGCTGGAGTTCGCGCGCAGAGAGAGCACCGCCTGGTCGCCGTAGGCCGATTGACTGATGGGCAATACATGCCCAAGAGTGGAAGCGCTCGTGGTTGTACTGCCTAGCGATGCCGTCACATCAGTCACCTGCTCACGCCTTGGCAGGATGCTCGCAACATGGATTTTGGTGTCTGATACTGGCGACGTGGCAATGATCGGGCTGAAAAGCAGACTGCCGTCGATTGGGCTGATATCCGCACTCGAGTCTTCTTGCGCGAAAGGCGAGCTCAGATCATTGAGTACCGCCCCGTCAAGGTCTGTGACATAGATGCCACCGAGATCAGTACCCCTCATTTCAAGCGGGCCAAGCAGCGTCATCTTTTCGTCGGAGTAAAACGGAGTTGCACCCTCCGCATCGCTGATCGCGACAGCCCCAGGCATTGACGAAACATCGAAAGATGGCGCCGAAAGCCGTTTATCCGTCAGCCTCATGTGCACTCCGCCCTCCTGGTCGGCTACTACTGCAATTTCTACCTCGGTGGATGAAGCGCTGAAACTCTTAACCAGCTCAGAAAGCGACTCGACGACGTCAGCGCTCGATACTCGGCCTACTTGGACGGCCACCCCCGCGTCATTTCGATACCTAGTTTCAAAGGTGCCGCCAGTCCCGGGAACCGTGAAGAATCGATTGTTAGTCCCGCTACCATTGGTTGCGGCGATACCTTCAGCAACATTTGGGTAGGTGCCAGTGCTAGCCAAGAACTCGGCATAGATCTTCTTCAGGGTTGGCTTGGTCACCCCATTGATGACGACGAAGTCCTCATCAGACAGGAACAGCTCATTGCCATTGGCCACGAGCTCCATAAAGAGCTGCAGAGACTCTGCGCCGGTCATATTCTTTCCTCAATAAAAAGCCCGCACTTGGCGGGCTTGGTAACTGCTGCGGCGTCATGCCGGCGGGAACTGGTCGTCGTAGGTGTAAACGCGGGCGTCGTAGGGCATGCCCTTCATCGACACGTTGCCGTTGGCTGGGTCGGAGCTTGTGATCAGGGTTGGGTATGCCCAGCGCGTCGCAGGCCCGAACAGGATGTGCGGCGGCTCAAGCGGACCATGGACCACGGGCGTGAAGTCGAGCGCTTCGACCCTGGCCGTGTAGTCGTCGACTTTGGTGGTTGTCCAAGGGCCGGATAGCGTCCCGTCCAGCTTGCGCACGCCTATCAGGTGCTCGCCGCCGGCGCTGAAGTCCAAGGGTTCGGAAGAGCTCAGGAGGGTTCCTGATCCAGTGACCGAGAAGTCGAGCAGGATTGCACTCTGGCAGCGCTTTGGAGCGTCATCGGCAACGGCTGCAAAGCTCAGGTAGCCGCTGTTGCTGCCGTCCATCTCGGTTTCCCAGGTGTAAATGTCGGTCCTGAACTTCTGGTGGCCGCGCCGGCGCATGCCGAACCGCCATGCCCTGGTCTTGTCGCTGAATCCTGGCACCTTGATCTTCTCGACCTTGGTGCCGAGGTCGCCCGGCCAGCGGCATTCGACTGTCTCCCACGCCCAGGTGCTGCGCGAGAAGTACTCTACGTCCACACCGTCGAAGTCGTTGATCGACGGCATGGCGCCGCTGATCTTGAGCATCTTGGTCATGTTCTGCGGCGAGTAGGTCTGCGTCTTCGGGCCGTAGGTGACGTCGAATGCTGCCCGGACAGCGTCACGGACTGGGCGCAGCAGGCCACGGAATGTGACCAGTTCGCCGAACCCGCACGCCAGGGCGTTGTTGATCATGTCCTTGACCGTGATCGTCGCGTCCAGCGTCTCGTCGTAGGTATCGCCGCGGGCAACGCAGGTGTTGTGGAAGGCCTGCCACTCGGGCAGGTCTAGGTCGTCGTCCGTGTAGCCGCGCTGCTTCAGCTGGTAGATGCACCAGGGCACGATATCGCGGGTAGGCCCGGTACCGCCTTCCATCAGCGGTAGGATGCGGGTTGCCTCTGCGCTGACTTGGCTTTCGGACTGGGCAGAAAGGCGGTCGCCGCCCCTGATGTTGCAGGTCATCACTGTCAAACCTGGATAACTGGTTGGCGAGTTCTGCATCCGCCCCCGCAGGTCGGTCCAGGTGGCGTCGTCTCGGGCTTCGTCGTTGATCCGGCCCGGCCGGTCCTTGTAGAGCTTCCGCACCCTGGCCTCGGCGCGCATCGCGTAGGGAAGCGAAATCCTGACGGTGAACCCTTGAGCATCCAGGGAGCCGCCGTAGTTCACTTGCTCGAGCACAGTCCACGCACCCGCCACGTCCATATCGCGGTACTCGAACACGTAGTAGGTCGGGATCTCGTAAATCTGCCCTTCCCGGCCGATTCCGCACAGGCCATTGGCGTAGGTGATCGACCATTCAAGCTCTGTCACCTTCTCGTTGGCCGGGCAGCAGGCAAACGGCCCTCGATACCCACCCTGCAGGTTGGAGGCGTCTAGCGTGATCAGGCCATTCACCGTCTGCATGTCGTTGAAGCCAGGCCAGCCTGCGTCGGTCGCGCCGGATGATGTAAGGCGCTCCACCGCCAGCAGGTTCGTGCTGTAGGCGGTGATCCTGTAGCGCAAGCCGCGCGGGCCGATGGTGGCCAGCCCCTGCCCCAGAGCAAGGCCAACCACCGGCGAGCCGCCGTCATAGTTCAGGGTCATCTCGGCCGGCTGCTCAGGCGTGCCGCTGGTGGTGGCTGTGCCTGTTGCACCGACCGGGGAAGACCCAAGGATTGTGGATGCGCCTGTGGCGGTGATGCCCTGCCCGGTGAACGGGGTCAGTTCAACAAACCGCACGCGCCCGCTGCTCTGCTGCGCCTGGATAGGCGAACCACTCAGTTGGGCATTCAGCGCAGTCACCAGCCCGGCCAGGTCGGTGGTCGCTGTATTCAGCGTCACCGGGTAGGTCGAACTGCCGCGCGCCAGGCCGAAGCTGAGCGGCGTCACGTTGAAGTCGTAGCGGCTCGGCGCCGCAGAGCCGGTTAGCGTCGATGCCGTGCCCGGGTCGGCAGGTACAGCCGGGCTGTATGGCGTGTAGCTGTGCACGACGTACAGGCCAGCGTTTGCCCCGGCAACCTCGATGAGCATGCCCACCGTAGGATTCAGCATCTCCAGCGGGCCGCGGATGATGTCCCGCCCCGCGCCGCCATCGATCACCGTGTAGGTGTACGGCGCAAGCACGCGGATGATGATGCCGTTCGACCAGTCAGCAGGGAACTGGCCGGAGCCGGCCGGCACGCTGATCGTGTCGTTGACGAACTGGTACGCCGACGCGGTCGCCGACCTGGTGAGATCGGTGGCCATGGTCAGTTCAAGGCCCGCCGACCCGCTGGAACTTGCCCCAACCTCTGGCGCGTTGAACCAGTTGATGTGGGCAGGATCTGCCGACAGGTCAGCGCCTGGCGGGTAGATGGTAAAGGTGGCGTCAGAGCCAAGCGAAATCAGCGGCGTCTCACCAACCTTCACCTTCGAGAGCGGGATGTCGTACTCGCCCTCACCGATGTAGAGCAGCATTTCGACGCGCTGGTCCCGCGGCGCGACATATGCGCGACGGGGCTGGGAGAGATACGAACCATAGGTCCGCTGGTGGCCGGCAATCTGCCGCACGGGCTCGCCCAGCTTGACCTTGTTGCCCTTGGCGCTGGCCTCCACCAGGGGGTCGCCCTGCTGCAGCCCGCCATTGGATGGCATGCCTGGCATCTTGGGCATGATCGATTTCAGAACCGCCTTGGCGCCTTTGAAGAGCGCAAAGGTGATGGAGAACGGGTCAGTGCCCTTGGGCTCGCGGAAAATCTGGAGCAGGTCGGACGGCTTGAATGCAACCTTGTGCCAGTCGGCCTGCTCGATCACCTCGTCGTTTAGCACGGCACTGATAGGTGGGCTTTCCCGGCGCCCATACGACGGGGCCTGGCTCTTCAGCCACTCCTCGATCGTCATGCGGCGATCGGTCTTCCACGTGCCGAGCGGCGCCGTGTCACTGAGCTTGTTCGGATAGAACTCGATCACGGTAATAGACCACCTTGAGATGAGCGGCTTCGAATTCGCCAGTTGTCCGGATGCAAGCGCCACCGGGGTTTGTGTCCAGCACCTTCAGCCGGCCCTCACTTTCCACCACCACGCCTACATGCAGGCACAGCGAGCCGCGGAACACGGCAGCGATCGCGCCGGGCTCCGGTGCGCACTCCTCCATTCCCTGGCGCAGGTCGTGGTAGGCCTCGGTATTTGCCCTGAGCTTGTTCTTCCCCACGGCGCCGAGGCTTGGCAGCAGCGGCAGGCCGAACACCTGGTGACGCACGGCGATGCACAGCCCCCAGCAATCGAAGGCAATAGGACCCCTTGCGCCCTCGCGATACGGGGCGCGCATGTATTTCTCGATCATGGTTAGGTGTACTTCAGGCCAGGAGCCAAGGACGTGGTCAGGATGGTGCGCAGACCGTTGGTATTGAGCAGGTCGAAGAAGCCGGCGGTGAGCTTGGCCACGTCGTCTTCATACTCTCGACTGAGCAGCGTCATGCGGTACCGCTCTTGCGGGAATGTCAGGTCCTCGGCCAGATAGCGCCGGAAGGTGATGATGAAGCGGTTGCCAGACGCCTTAGCTTCCTCGACGACCTCCTGCACCTCGCCGGTAACGTTGTCCAGGCCCAACACGATGTTCTGGAACGCACTGTTGTCGTTTTTCGGCAGGGCGTTATCCATGGCCATCGCGATGAACGTGAGCGTGCGCCCGTCCTCTGTCTTGCAGACCCGATCCTCCCACCCAGAGCAGTAGAGGTGGGAGGCCGTGCCGCCCTCCTCCCGCGCCTCGATGGTGTCGACCAGTTCACCCCGGCCCGATGCGTAGCACTCTTCGATCAAGCTCATCCGAAGTACTCCGTGTGCCACTTCTCAAGGATCGATTGCAGGCCGTCGTTGAACTGGTCGAGCGGCATGCCCAGGTAGGCGCCGAGGTACTGATCCTCGGTGTAGACCGGGCGAGTCTTGAACTCCAGCTCAGCTGAGAATCGCCAACGCTTTACCTGTGCCAGCTCGCCCCCGGTGTACATCCCCTTGAAATGCACAAGGTGAACCTGCAGTCCAAGCGGCGTCTGGAGCGGCATCTCGAACCAGTCAAAGCCCAGATTAATGGCCCAGGTGTGCCATCCCTCGAAGAGAGCCGCTTCCTTCTCGCTAAAGTTGAAGGTGAATCGAGCGGAAGTCGGCGGCTTCCTTGTCCTGATCCGGTACCGCGTGCGGCCCGTCACCATTGGCGTGGCCCGCACAGGATCAACCGTGCTCAGGCCATACCCCTCCTGCAGAGGAAGTGGCAATTCTGCCGGGTATTGAATCATTGCCGTTCCTCGTCAGGGGCAATGGATAGATAGCAATGTGATAGCTATCTGACCTATGCTCGACCGCCTCCGCTTCCTGGGCGTGAGGGCCCAGCAAGGGAGGCGGGGTATCAAAGTGAATTAGGAGAAAAGCATGTCTGGACTGCACCACATCGCAAACGAAGACCTGAAAAGGTTCAAGACTTTGCTGAATGAGTACGGAAATATTCCTGCGTCAGACGAGCGAAGCAAAATCGCTCTCCACGACGCTCTAAACCGGCTCGGATCTGCGGTTGAAATGATCCTCAGGGATATCCAGCGGATCAATGAGGAAACACCGCGACGCGATCTGGATCTCTAAGGCTGAAAAGAGTCGGCGCTAGGCCTATGCCTTGCGCCGAACCTTGATAGCCGCATCATCTCGCACGTCATGGCTTTCCTGCGCTGACTTGCGTGCGCGAATATGCAAGAGGCCTTTGCTTTCTATCTGAATCCCGTGCTCGCTGCTGTCCAGCGACTGCTGGGTCCACGACCCCTTGAATGCAGGCACCCAATCAGAACCGGTCTGCGACGTTTCCACCTCGAGCTCGGACGTGGCAGGCAAGATCTCGCCATTTCTGGTGATTGTTGCCAGGCCGAGCTGGAAGCACACGCTAAGATCAAACTCAGCCAGGTCGACCGGCTCGCCGTCAGTGATATCCACCCAGTCGTCATCCAAGAGGAATGACATCGCCCGGCCAGCAGGGAATTTCGGTGCTGCAACTACTTGCTGTTCCATGTGTATCTCCTGAATTTTAGATGAGAGGGCTGAGGCCCAGCGCTTCCTCGATGCGGGCGAGCCGCCTTTGCAGCAGGAGCTCTTTCTCATCAGGAACGACTGATTCCTCTGGCACCGGGATGGCCGCCTCGGAGTCATCCGTCTGGGTTTCGCTGTTACTCATGCTCTTGCCCCTTCAAGATCCTTGTCTTCGGACGCCATAGGTATCCTCAATCGCCTGTGAAAGCGGTCCGCCTCCGTAGATGTCGGCGACGCTTACGTCGATCTGTTGCGTGCCGTCTTCTCTCGTTCGCTGCTCAACTTGGCCTGCTCTCGCGCGATCCTGGATCAGATTCACAACGACGTTCGCCGCAGCCGGTGTCGCCGCTACTGCCTGCCCAGATGGCTGTGTCGTAGGAATAGATCTGCTCCCGCCAGCCACCGATACCCGCTCGTTCGAGTTGATCGCCTCCAGCAGCGCTCGGTTGCGCTTGGTCGCCGCGGCATTCACCACGAACTCGCCATCACTCAACCGGGCCATGATGCTGTCGGAGGTGCCGGTACCGGCGCCGGACACGTAGCCGCCGGTGGCGAATCCGGGGATCACGGCCAGGCTGGTGGCCAAGGCTGTGGTCGAAGTCAGCGCTGCCGCCGCAGGCACGGAGTTGGCGCCCAGGGTTGCCAGGGATGCCATTGCCGCCGCCGGCGCCCAGGCCGTGGCCGTGGTTCCGGCCAGGACGATGCTCTGCCCTGCCGCAGTGGCGCCCAGGGTTGCGTTCAAGGCAGCGTTCAAGGCCATCTGAACGCCCATTTTCACGAAGCCCGTGATGATCTCGCGCACCACGTTACTGGCAATGTCGCCCAGCGTGCTGAAGGACAGCTGACCGCTCATGATCGCGTCGGTGATATCGGTCGAGATGTTGTTGAACGCGCTGGAGAAGATCGACTGGGTCTGCCCGGCGATGTCGCGCGCCTGGTTGCCGAAGTTCCGCACGGCAGCCGTCCACCCGTTGATAGGGTTGAGCATGGCCTGGTCCATCTGCGCCCAGCCGGCCTGCATCGCTGCAAGCTGCTGTGGCAGGAACTCGTTGATGGCATCGATCTGGCCTTGGAGCGCCTGGCGCTGCTTCTCGTCCGTGGCGTTGGCCAGTTCGGTTTGCAGCTGCAGCAACCTGTCGTTGGTCTGCATCTCCAAGTTCAGGCGCTGCTGCATGCGCGAGGCCTGCAGGTCGCCCATGCCGACACTCGCCGCATCCAGCGCGTACTGGTCGCGCTCGTTGGCCAGCTGTTTCTGCAACTGGGCGCGGTACTGTTCGACGGCGGTCAGGCCTTGGGCGCCCTTGATGGCGGCTGCATAGTTCAGAGATGCCTGCGCCAGCGCCTTACCGTATTCCTCCTGACTGATCTTGCCTTTGCTGAGCGCCAGGTCTAGCTGCCCCTGCTCTTTGGTCAGCGCCCTGGCAGCCTGCGCAGCCGGGTCGTACTGGCCGTAGAGTCGCGCGAAAACGTTCTGCGCTTCAGCAAGTCCTCGATTGTCCTCACGAGCAACCCCGGGGCGGTCCTTCTTCGCTTCGCGAGCTTTGATATCAGCAATTTCGGTTTCGATGTTCTTGCGTGACTGGGCGTACTTCTCCTCTTCGGCGGCCGTGAACACCCCAGCAGCTACGGCCTTGGCGCGAGCTTTGTCGAGGTCTGTCAGCTCTTTGTTAAGACGCTGGGTCTGGGTCAGCGAGTTTTTGTATGAGGCATCCAGCGCGTCAAGGCCCTTGCGGCCCTCTTCCTGGATACGACGGCGCTGCTGTTCCTCTTCAAGGGTTTTCGCATTGGCCTGCTGGATGTCCTGCCGCTGCTTGAGTTCAGCCTTGAGGCTGGCGATGCGGTCGCGGGCGTCATTGTCTTCATAGGCCGTATCCAGCGTGCTCTGCAGGTAGGCGATCTTCTGTTGCAGCTGAGTGATGGCCTTCCCTTCGCTCTCTACGCTCTTTCGCCCGATGCTGGCAAAGGCGTCAAGGACCTCATTAGTAGCGTCTTTGATGTTGAGCCATCCACGCTCAATCATGCCTAGATTCTCGCGAATCTTGGAGGTGCGCTGACCCATCGCTTCGGCGTAGGTCCGCTCTGCCAGGTCGGCGGCAGCCACAGCATTTCCCTGATCCGACAGAGCCTTGATCTGGGCATACACCGACGCGGTCAGGAACCGGTATTTCTCATCCAGTTCGACGATTCCGGCCACCGGGTCCTTGCCGAGCTTGATGAACTCGACAACCGTTTCCTCTACAGCCTTGCCGGTAACACGCTGCATCTCGACGGCTGTCGTGGTGATCAGCTGAAGGTTGCCTGTGGTGTTCGTTCCGGCAGCTGTTAGCTGAGCAAGGGCGCCTGCAGCCTGGCCGAAGGTGCCGGTCACTTGGTCTGCCGAATCGGCCAGGGCGATCAGCTGCGCCTCGGATTCCTTCGAATAGTTTCCAGTCAGGATCAAGCTGTTGCGCAGGGCGTCAGATTGCTCGGATCCCTTGTAGTAGGCGACTGCCAGTGCGCCAGCAGCGGCAGCTGCAACTGTGAACGGGTTGACCAGGCCGAGAACATAGCCACCCAAAGCCTTTGCCGCAGGAGCAATCCCGCCGAACATATCCCTGAGCTGGCCGCCCTGCTGCAGGAAGACCGTGAGAGGTGCCTGCCCACCCTGAAGGCTGACCGCAATGTCAGTGAACTGCGCTGGAACGCCGCGCAGTGCGGCCTGATATGCCTTGGCAGACATCCCGGCCTTGTTCATCCCCTCTGCTGACTCGCCAATCCCTTCGCGCAACGTGTTGATACGCTGGTTGTACTCGGCGAAGGTGTCCGCATCGAGGAACTTGGTGCCTTTGAACTTGGCCAGCTTCTCCTGCATGTCGTCCAGGCGGCCGAGAGCGGCAACCGTAGGGTTTATTTGGCCCAGCAGCTGGGACAGCTCTTTGCGCTGATCGTCGAGGCTGGACGAGAGTCCATCGGTGCTTGAAGTGGCGCCTTCGCCGGCGCGCTCCATCCGCTCAAGGGATCCACTAAGGTCGTCCGCATTGCGCTTGGCGCCCCGCGAGTCGATGGTTACCGCCAGGCGGGATTCCTGCGCCATGTCATTCTCCGGACATAAAAAAACCCGCACAAGGCGGGCATTCTGTGAATCGATGCTTCAGTTATACGCTTCGTAGCACTCTCGGTAGGCTGCGTTCTGGAACTCAGATATTGCGGTTGTCCGCTCCTTCGAATCTTCAAAAACGCGAACCTTGTAGGCCTTCAACACCATCGCATCAGAAAATTTACTTTGGTCGCCTACGGATGCCATGGCGTCCTCAAGAAGATCACCATCCTGGCGCGCTTCCATTGCCTTTCCGGCCATGGCCGATATTTTTTTGCAGGTTTCTGTGCCGCTAGCGGCGAGAGCCGGCAGCGGCATGCAAGCAATAGCGGCGATCAATAGCAGTCGATTCATGGCTTCCTCCATAAAGATGGCCAGAATCTAACACCATCAGCAGGACGCGACCACGCCACGCATAGGCGTGATGAAAAAAGAAAAGGCACCCGAAGGTGCCCTTTCAATGCCGTTTACGGTAGGAATCGAGTGCCGCAAGCGTGGCACATCCACGTGCGACGCCACTCTTCCAATTTGTCGTACTGTGCGACGTTGAATTTCCAGTGGCGAACGAACCCAATCACACCGACGGTGATAAATATTGCGCCGATGAAGAACCGAGTCCAATCCACGCCCCAGTACGTGTTCATAAGCTTGAGGCCATCGTACAAGATGATTGCGCCGACCCCCGTAAGGATGACGGGGCCAAGCAAGCGCTTACCTGGAGGTGGACCGACGCTTGCGGCCAAATTGGTCTGATGTCTACCTGAAGTTTCAACGGTCACGCTTGGCCCGAATCCGGTTTGGGATCGGGCTTGGTGGGTTGATTGTATGTGAGAGGTGCCAGCAGCATGGATTACGGACAGAAGCTGGACGTTTTGTCCTTGGCATTGCGGGCAGCAGATGGCGTTATTGCTCACCACGTACTCATTCCTTTGAGGGGTAAAAGACGAGCATTCTAGGACAATTTCATACATGAGCGCACCACGCAGCTCTATCCGAGCGCTATTCTCGGCTAAACAGGCCGACAAACAACCCTACCCTCCCAGGCCACTCACATGAAGGATCCTCAGCCACGACCGCGCTGGGCTTATCACTTCTTTCGCCGAGAGTCTTTCGGCTGCTCCTTTTCCTGCTGCTCATCCCACCGCCTGCGGAATTCGTCGTCCAGGGCGAAGATGGCGGCGTCGAACTCTTCGCGGCATATCACCGAGGGGTAGCGGTCGAGGTATTCGGCGATGGCTGACGGCGCAATCGGGGCAGGCGCGCCGATTGCGCCGACGTACTGCCGGGACCTGCCGATGTGACCGTAGGCCTCAAGAATCTCGGCGACCACATCATCGATCTCCGGCGGCTCCTGAGCCGTCAGTCCAAGGCGCTCATGCTTCCAGCGCTTCTTCTCGTTCTCCGGCCCAGCCCAGTCCCTACCCCAGCGATATGCCGCTACTGCTTTTCCGCGGTGGCCTGCGCCTGCTCCTCGATGCGTTTGGCGATATCCAAAGCTGTGCGCAGAGCCAGGAAGTAGATGCTGGGCATCTGCTCGATCAGGGCCTTGCACAGTTGCGGGGTGTAGTTGGCGGGCTCGCCCGGGCGCTCTTCGACGTCGATGCCCTGCCAGTCCTTGATCAGGTGCTTGGCAGCCAGGTCGATGAACAGGTCGTCGTCGGTTTCGAGCTCGACGTCGGGGATGGAGTCGATGGTGAAGCCGGCAGTGCCCACCCCGGCCTGTTGGTTCAGCGCGGCGAGGTGCCGGCGGATCACGGCCTGGTGCGACTTGTAGATCGGGTTTGCGATGGATGCGACCAGAATAGCCGCAGTGTCCGGCCCCTTGTCGCACTTCACGGCCAGGCCATTGGCGCCGACCTTGAAGTGCACCCAGCGCTCGCCGTTGATATCCAGCTCAGGCTTCTTTGCAATGGTGATGCCCATGGTATTCCTCTGCGGTAAAAGGCCCGGCGCGCACCGCAGGGCGCGCCGGGCAAAGGGTTAAGCGGTGACGGTGACAGCGCAGGTGTCGGTCTTGGTGCCGTCTGCAGCGCTGGTCGCGGTGATGGTGGCGGTGCCGACTGCCAGGCCTTTGACCAGGCCGGTCTCGCTCACGCTGGCGATCGCCGGGGCGGAACTGGTCCAGGTGACTTGCTGGCTGGCACCGGCCGGGGTGACCGCGACTTCGAGGTCGCCTGTTGCGCCAACAGCCAGACTCAGGGTGGCCGGGGTGACATCCACGGCAGCCACAACGATCGGCGCCGGCAGGCGGGTGATGGTCGGAGCGACGCGGCGGGCCGTGTAGTTGAGCTCTACCTGGATGATGTCGGTCGAGCCGCCATCAGGCCAGTCAGCGGTAACTTCCATCTCGGGGATCAGGAACTTGTAGCCGCCGTCGGCGTTGCCGATGGTGAACTCCAGGCTGATCGCGTCGTTGGTCTTCTGGGCCTTCCACAACTCGTACCCCATCTTCGACCAGCTGATTGTGATCGAACCGGACGGGGTGAACGTGGTTGCAATGATGTTGCCCGGGTATGGGCTGCCATTGCCGATGCAACGCTGGGTCTGCACGTTGTTGTCGAACTGCAGGTTGAAGCTGTCGACGCAGGCGTTGCCCTCGCCAACCTGGACACCGTTGATCTTCAGGCCGCTGATATCTTTGAAGCTGAAGCGGCGCTGACTGGTCTCGGGCTGCGCGTTGACGATGAACGACGTGTTGTCGCCCTTGTCATCCCAGGAGCGCGCCGCCATGGTCATGGTGACCGTGACTTCGTTGTCGCCTGGGAAATCGAAGTTCATGTTGGCGACTTGCACGCCACGGGCAATCGCCGAGACACCGATATCGGTAGCGTAGGATGCGATCGAGAAGGTGATGCGGTCGTCACCCATGGTCAGGACGTTGGCCGCCCAGTCCTTGCCGAAGCAGGAGGCCATGAAATCGTCCAGTGCGCCAAAGCGCCACTTGGTTTCGATATCGCCGCCCACGTCCACGGTGGTCTGGGCGGTGCCCTGCGACATGCGGGTGAAGCCGATTTCGTTGTTCTCTTCCGAATTGAAGGTTGGCATCAGGCCGTTGCTGATGCGGGTCAGCACCTTCCAGTCGCCAGCAGGCGTTACGCCTGGCGTCACCTCTTTGATGGAGGCGAGTTGTACTTTTGCACCGCTCGACATGGGGTGTTTCTCCTGTGGGTAGGCGTAAAAAAACCGCCTCGTGGCGGTGCATTGGTTGGATTCTGATCAGGCCGCGTCGAGGCCAAGGGTCATTTGTAGCTGGTCGCGCCAGTATTCGACCTGGTGCTCTAGGCCTGGCTTCTTGTTGCGCCAGCGGGCCAGTTCGCGGCCACTGAGGCTTGCAACAGCCTTAGCGTCATCAAGGGCACGACAAGCGCGGTCAAATTGCTGCTTCTCGTTCAGCTCGCCGCGCAGTAGGGCGTCAATGTGCAGGTCGGCCCATACGGCGAAGTCATCGTCGAGCCAGCGAGCGAATGCTACCGCGAGTTTTGGGTGAAGCCAGGTACCCTGACCCTTGCCGCCCTTCACTGCCTCGACAAGACCGAAGTGAGATTTTCCCACTTCGGTGTCCAGGCCCAGTGCTCTCGCCAGAGCCTTGAGGTAGCTGATGCTTGCGGGCAGGCGAAGCCAATCGACCGGGCGCTTGCCGAAGCGCTTGGCTACGTCCGTGGCGTTGATCCACCCGTCACTGTTGAAACGCACGGCTTTGCCTTGGTAGTGAAACGGAATGACGTTGCTCTCGATCATCTGTGACACCTCGTTCATCAGGCGAATAGAAACGCAGCCGGGGCGGACGGATGAACGAACATCCACCGTTCGGCTGTACGGGCCTAGGCTGCGTGTTTTGTTGCCTTGCGGCAGAAATTGGCGGGCTCAGTAGGCCCGGTATGGAACCCGAACGTTTACCTGGTACCAGCCGTGGCCGTCATCGCCAACGCTCTGCGGGGACGCCTCGAAGAAGTCGAACGGCCCTTCTGGCGCGCTGTAGTACTGGAACTGGGTGACCAGAGTGTCTACGGCCCTGGTGATTGCCAGGGTGCCGCTGTAGCTGGGCACAAACAGCTGGATGACGACGATGCCGGTCTGGCGCACGCATGGTCCGATGCCGACCTCTGGCGTGCTGCTCAGGCCGGGGATATCCGCCAGGCGCGCCCAGATGCTGCGACCGGCAGGATCAAATGGCTTCGGCGGGTTCGGGTAATCCACTGCATCAGCAGGGATCCCGGTCCATTGCGCCATGCGCCCGATGACGATGGCGCGGATTTGTTCGAAGGTCATGAGTAGGCCTGCGAGACGCCATTGAACGACACCGCATAGACGCCGCCAGGCGCCTGGGTCGAGTGGCCGTCCTCTAATTTCTCGGCGTAGGGCAAGTTCGTTTGCAAGTAAATTACGGTGAAGGGCTCGAGGCCTGATAGCTGCCTCTGCCCCTCAGCAATGGTTTCGACGCCTGTCTTATCGATCCTGGTCGTCTGCGTATAGACCGGCGCGCCAATGCTGACGATGTGGCTACCCCTGAATCTTCCTCCCGAGTAGCCGGGTGGCGGTGAGCTCTTCCATAGATCAGGGTTGCCCACGGGTGACCGCAGAACGATCTCCCCAAGCATCGCCATTGCTATCGCCCTAGATCGCTGCGTCAGCGCATCCTCAACCACGCCGGCAAATGCACTTGGTGGCGTGCTCCACCCTCTCCCCTTGGCCATGGCTACTTCCTCAGCTGGATCTCGTAATGCGCCTTGGCAGGGTCAATGCCAGGGCTAACGATTCGGTACGTGGCTTGCTGGCCGGTGAGCAGGTCCTCGGCCGTGATCTGATGCCCCACTGCCGGCCTGTCGGTGACCTCATTGGCCAGGCAGATCAGCAGCACGTCCCCCACCAGGATGTTCAGACCATCAATGCGCCGGCTGTCGTAGCTGTCGAGCACGCCGCGGCCGATGTAGGTGACCGGCTGGGCGGTGGTGGTCTCGCTTACCGGATCCCATACACCCGGACCCATGTAGGTACCGGTGAATGCCGATACCGCATCGGCCAGATCATCGTCAAAGGCCTCGGCCAGGTCGACCTGGATGTCATCTCGCAACCCCATGGCTACCCCCGTTTCACTGCGAAGGCGAATGGATTGCTACGCCAGGGCGTGAGCAGGGACAGGGCCAATTGCACGCAGGCCGGCTGGGCAGCCGTGCTGGTCTTGTCGACAGAGCCGAAACTCTTGCTGGTCGACACCGAGCCGGCCTTGACCGTCTTGGCTTCGAGCGAACCCTCGGTCTGCTGGACGTACAGCTTTCCTTGGGAGGCGCACTTAGCCAGCCTGGCTCCGGCCTGCTTCACGTCGTCCGGGATGTCGTCCATGTCGATGCCAACCAGATTGAGCGACGTCAGGTAGGCATTCGCCTCGAAGACCGCTTCTTCCTTGTCGGCGTCAGGCGCCCAGCCAGCCCCGAGGATAGAATCCACGTCGGCCACGTTGATGTAGGTAGCCATCAGGCCTCCGCTTTAATGAATGGGGCGGCAGCCCCGGTGTTACTTCTTGTCGAGCTCGTCGACCAGTTTTTGCAGCGACTCTTTCGAGGCGTTGGCGCGGTAGGTGACGCCTGCCTGGTCCAGCTTGGCCTTCAGCGCCTCGACCTCGGGATCAGCGCTCGCCGCCTTGAGAGATTCGATGTGCTTCAGCAGCTCTGCCTTCTCCTGCTCCAGGCCGGCAACCTTCTGCACTTCACCGTCGCGCTCACGCTGCAGGCTGGCGACGCCGGCATTAACGGCCTCCAGCACCTGGAACAGGCGGCCTGCTGTTTCGCCCAGTTCGCCCTCTGGGCGCTCCAGGCTCTGAGCAGCGAAGGATTCGACGATCACCCCGACAGAGGCCAGCTCTGCAGTTAGGCGATCAAGCTCAGCTTGATCCGGGCCTTCAACGAGGGCCACACGCTTCGGCGCCTCAACAAAAGTCACTTCAGCACCAGCATCTTCGTAGGCGTCGGCCACCTTTGGCCAGTCACCTACGATCACGACCGCCTTCACGCCAGGCTCGGGGCGGTCGAAGTGCTGAGGATTGCGATAGCGCTTACCCGGCTCGAACCCGGAGGCCTGCGCGGTGTAGATCAGTTCCATGATGATCTCCAAGGCGACCCATTACGAGTCGCCCGATGCGTGATTACGGAGTGCCCAGGTCGATCAGCACGCCAGCAGTGGCCTTATCGCTGGTTGCGTACTTGGCCCAGTTGGCACCAGCGCCCACAGCGGCCAGGTTCGGGTTGATGCCGCCGGTTGCGTCGGCCCAGCTGTAACCCAGCAGATCCAGGTTGAAGGTGCCCTCGGCGCGGAAACCCATCGCCAAGTTTTCCTGGGTGTTGATCGGGTACGAGCGGAAGCCCGGGGCCTGGGATTCGGTGACGCGAATCGCGCCGGACTGCAGACCGAAGATGGTTTCGGCGGGATGGGTGTCGGTAACCAGTACCGGCTTGCCCATGGTGCCCGGCTGGCCGCCGTAGATAACCACGCCCGCTTCTTCGTAGATCTTCTCGCTGATCGCCTGATCCACCATGTCGAAGTAGGTGGCCGAATCCATGGTCCACAGCGCGATGCGTCCGAATCGGTCGCCAAATTTGCGCATGCCCTTGGTCAGAACCTTCTTGCCGTCAGTGGCGAAGCTGCCGGTGGCGACCATGTTGGCGTTCGCACCGATCGAGGCCTTGAGGGCGGCCATCGCGTACTGGATGTAGCCTTCCAGCACTGCGTCGGCATAGTCCTGGCCAACCAGCTCGGAGAACTCTTCAGGCGAGCGAGCGCGACGCTTGAAGGCCTCTTCGGTAGTCTCGTAAGGGCCGTACTTGAACGGAACCTTCACACCGACCATCTCGCCGGCACCGATCTTGGAGCCGGTCACGGTAGCGCTGGAGTTCACGTCGCGGTGACCGATCGCGCCGCCGATCTTGTAGAAGGCCCGCTTGCGCAGGTCACCTTCGATCAGCTCGTTATTCAGCACGATGGCGCCATTCGACGAGGCGTTGAAGACATCGATCACGTCCTGGATGCGCTCCAGGTAGGCGGTTTGGGCAAGATCGTTGTAAACGATCATGTCCGAGTTGACGGTGGTAGCCATGTGTTACTCCCTATTTGGGCAATTTGAGGTAGGCGCTCTGCCCGTGCGCTTCGATGAACTCGCGTTTCTGGGTAGAGGACATTTCGGAACGTTTCAGCGCGGCCCCGCCGCCACCTTTTGCACCCCCGGCCCCGCCGCCAGATGCTTTACTGCCAACAATCAGCGGGCCAAAGGCCGGATCGTTGGTGAATTCTGCTTTCAGCTCGTCCAGCGTTGCCGCCGAGAGCTTGCCGGCTGCGTCCAGCACGACAACGGTGGGTTTACCGTCGCGCTGCTCGACGCTCAGCCGGCGCTCGATGTGGGGAAGCAATGCCTTGGCGCTGCCTGGGACAGCCAAGCTGGTGGCGATCTCGGTAGCGGTGCGCCCCACGGTCAGATCCCGGATCTGGCCTTGCAGGGTGCTGTTGGTGGTTTCGAGCTGGGAGGTCAGCTCAGCCTCACGGCGGGCGTACTTCTCGGACCAGGACTTTTCGAGCTCCTCGACGTTGCCCGACTTGCGGGCGGCCTCTTCGCGCTCGAGGCGAGCGGTTTCCTCTGCCTCCTTGCGCGCCTTCTCGGCCGCCTTCTTCTCACCGAGCAGTTCGTCAACCTTGGCCTTCAGGCCGGTGACGTCTTCCTGCTGCGGGAGCCCGTCGATACCGAGGACGAACTTGCCGTCCTTCTCGACGTACAGGGCCTGGATGGATTCATCTACGCCTTCAAGGCTGTCCAGTTGGAATTTCAAGGTCATTGCTGTCTCCCAGAGACTTGGTGCAGGCCCTGCCTGCAGGCATAAAAAAGCCCCGTCATTGACGAGGCTGTTAAAAGATCAGCGGAATATTAGGCTTAGTGCTCTGGACGAGCTAAACGTCGGCTAATTCCTTACGAAGCGCTTGAATAAAATCTCCGTCTAATTCGGCTCGAAACTCCGCCGTGGCAGTGCCAACAACAAGCAGCAATCCATCAAAATTTCTACTTCCAAACTCGTGCTCAAGCTCGATAGCAATATCGAGGAAGAGGGACTGACTGATCGCAAGGCGGTTAGCGTCCCCATACTCGTATCGACCAACCATCTTTTCGTAACCAGAAATCGGAGAGCGATTGAGCTTGGCTTGTTTCCTCGTTCGCTTTGAGCGAATAAATATCCCTTTCACCACTGCCGGCTTTTCGCCTATGGAGACGAGGTCAATTGTGAGGTTGTCTCTGGAAAAGTACTGACTTATCTCGATCTTAGCGGTGTTGTCCCTGCGTTGACGGTCAGCCAAGTACAAGGCCACAAAAGCCGCAAACACCGTCCCAACTCCGGACAGCCAGTCGGCAAAAACGCTTCCATCGGGTACGAATTTGACCGTCGATGTTGGATTCAGATTGATTCCGGCAGCCAGCCCTAGCATCCCGGAAGCTGCACACGCAGCCAACCCACCAACCCAATACACCAATCTCATCTGCTGAAATTTTCCAGTAAAGTGGCAATCCGCCACTCTAAATGCCAGCCTTCTCAAAAGCCATCGGCTCACGCTCGCGCAGCTGTTTGAGGGTCAAGGTCTTGCCGTTGTCATCGACAAAGCGGTCGATGGCGAGCTCGCCCTTGCTGAACAGCTTGTAGCGCTCAGGCCCCAGCACGTCCTTCTGGAACGATGCCGGCTGCCGGGCGAGCCATTCGCCATAACTGGTCTTGCTGCTGACCTGCTCGGCACCATCAGGGCCGACAGAAGGCCTGGTTGAGCCGGGGATCTCCCTGGCGAACTCGTCTTTCAGCACTGGGATGAGCGTGGTCCGGCACCGCCAGTGATACGGAGGCTTTGGCCCATCCAGCGGGATGATCGTCTGGTCGATGCTCATGCAGAACAGCGTGGTCCGGCTGTCCAGGGTGGCGATCCGCCGCATCCCCTTGAGGATGTCGTCGTTGTCCTTGAGCACCTCCACGCGCGCCGTGGTGGCGATGTGGTTGGTCATGGTGTTGACCAATGCCTGTGCCTGGTCACGCTGCTGGACGCCCAGTGACGTCAGCCGGCGACTGATCTGCCCGGACGTCTCCCCCAGTGCCGACCCCATGCGAATCTCGCTGATGATCTCGGCGCTTTTCTTGATGCCGTACTGATCGAGCGCGCCATTGATGCTGATGCGCTGACGGCCCTTGCCGACCTCCAGGTCGAGCGGATCGGCCAGAGCTGCTGCGGCGACCTGCTCCATGCTTGGCCTGTTCAGCTGAACGACCGTCTTCACGACCTTGCCCAGCAGCGTCATGTTGAACTCGGCCTCGTAGCCGCCGAACTCGGCAAGGTCGAGCACGGCCTGCTGCTTCATCTCGCCGTACACGCCCGCCAGCTCGCCCTGTAGCTCTTGGATCTGCTTTTCGTACCGTTGGGTACCGTATCGACTCAATCCTTCCGATACGCGCGATTTGGCGGTGCCAATGGCCTTGGTGATGAACTTGGCCAGACGCTTGAGGCTTCCCCCGGCGTAGCGCTGCACGTGGACCTGGTGGCGAGTCGCTGCGTCGGACAGGTAGCCGTCACTGCTCATCGCCGCCATCTCCGGTGTCGTTGCCGGTCACCGGCGGTTGCTGGGCCAGGTCATCGTCGATTTTCTCGTCACTGCGGTCCGCCTCCAGCACGCCACCCTGACGAAGATTGACCCGAACATCCCGCTTGGCGATGAAGCCCTGTTGCCACAGCTGGATCTGGGCCAGGATGTCCTGGGCGGTCATCGTCTCGTCGAAGAACGATTGGTTGAGCCAGAAGACCGTGCCGTCCTCGTCCGGCTCGCCCATCATGAAGCGCTCGGCGTCGAGGATGGCCCGTTTCAGGGCCTCGGACACGTTGCCAGCAATGGTACCCAGCACACTGTTGTCCGAGCTGTAGCGGATGCGCACGGCCTCGGCCGTCTCGGCACCGCCCGCCTTCTGCACAATGCGTGCGCCGATCATCAGCATCTGCTCTTCCTTGTCCTTGAGCAGCGTGCGGGCCAGCTGGCTCTCGGTTGCCTGGACGAGGGTGGCATTGCCGGCCTTTCCGAGGTTGTAGCCCCGGGTCGAACCGATGTGCATGCCGTTCGGGTTCAGCTTGGCGAAGTCATCGGCACTGATGTCGGTGGTGATGAACAGCGTCGGCTGGCTGCTGATGAACCCGCTCTCCTCCACCGTGGCACTGTTTCCGTAGTGCAGGATGTTCACGTCAGCCAGGTCTTCAAGAGGCGACTTGTCGACGCTGGCGTCGTTGTTCTGGGCGCCGTAGAAGCTGAACAGGATGTGGTCGAAGGGGCGACCATTCTTGTCGAGCGGCGCGACCTCGCTGTAGCTGTTGCCGTCTTCGGCGTAGACGCGCTGGACGTAGCGGCCATCAACAAGTAGCAGCACGCGGTACTGGGTGCCAGTGGTCCGCTCCAGGCTGTCCGGACTGAACACGGACACGCACTCCAACAGGCAGACATAGACCAGGCGCTTCACGCCATCGACCACCTGCTCGTCCCAGTCGATGATCGACTCGGCGCCGTAGTGGTGAATCAGCGCGCTGCGGCCCTGCATGTCAGCCATCGAGGACACGCCCTCAACCGCAGGGAAGTCCACGAGGAAGCCGCCCCGGCCAGCGTCCAGGCATTCGCCCACGGCGTCCTTGGACAGCTGCTCCAGGCTCGTACCGTCGCCGCTGGCGTTCTCCTTGAGGTACTCGACCCCGGCGGGCAACTCCAGCTCCGCAGTCTTGCGGAACACAGCGCCCAGCAGGCCAGTGCGCGTGCGCCCGGTGATGTTCAGGAACATCGCCCGCTTCTTATACTGCTTGTAACGCGCCTGGTTCTCGGGAGACTTGTTCTCCGGGTCTGGCATCGGCAGGTAGATATCGTGCTTGCGCACCTCGCGGGCGCCCGCCACGCAGCGCTTGACCAGCTGCCAGCCGGGCAAGGCCTCCGAGTACTCTGCCCGGGGAAGGAAATTCGGCATGGGTGGCCTCAGAAAGTGAACGAGATCGGCACGTGAGTGACCGGCCTGCTGATCGGATAGTCGTGATGGATGAAGTAGCCGCCTGCGTCGTTCGCGTGGTCGACGCCGGATTTCTTGTCAGGCTCACCATTGGGGGCCCACACCTGCTGCTCCAGCCCGTCTGCATAGGTCGGGCATCGCAGCGGGTTGATCAGGTAGCGGCGTTCGCCATTCGCATTGCAGAACATCGCGTTCATGGCGTTGATGCGGTCTTTCACCGGCGGGTTGGCGTCGGGCGCGATCACGGCAAAGCCGGCCTGGCGCAGGATGGCGATGTCCGTCTCGCTGGCATTCACCGACTTGCGCGACCCGCCAGAGGCGTCGGGGTAGATCCTGATCTCGCAGGTCTTCTCGTAGTCGCGGCCGTTGTGCCGCCAGTAGCGCTCCTTGATGCGCCGGATCATGTCCGGGGTGTCGAAGCCGTCGATCAGCTCATCCACCGCCCTGGGCTTGCCGTCAGCGCGCTTGACGTGCGTGATGGCGGCCATCTTGCCGACGTTGAAGTCCATGCCAATGAACAGCGGCTCACCCGCCTCGACTGTGTCGAAGCAGGAATTCAGCTTCCGGTCGTAGGCGTGGTAGATCGAGCCGGCATTGAGGTTGACGAACTGGCCATTCAGGTAGGCCAGGATCAGCTGGGCTGGGTACGACTCCATCAGCGATGGGATGTAGTCCGGGGGCAGGTTCAGCTCGTTATCGAACGTGCTGGCCTGCACCAGGCCGTACATGCCCTGCAGGGCCGGCTTCTCGCGCAGCTGCTTCACGAACTGCTGATAGACGAACTTGAACCCCTCGGGGGTGGTGGTTACGTCCACGCCGTTCTTCAGCCCGGGCACGTTGTAACGCATCCGGGCAATGATCTTGCGCCAGGCGTGCTCAGCCTTCAGCGCTGGCAGAACATCGAGCTCGTCGACCAGGGCGTGCCCGATCTTGAAGCCCACGATGGTCTGCGGCTTCTCCATCGAGCGGCAGATGGTCGTGCTGCGGTACTGGCCGCCGCTGTAGAACTCGACCTCCTTGTCGCTCTCCTTCGTCTTGACCTTCAGGCCCCAGTCGAAAGCCACTTCCTCGATCGTCGGGAAGAAGATGTCGCGGATCTGTGGATACGTCGGCGCGAAGTAGCCGGAATCGATCCGGGGCCACTCCCACACGTGCTTGCACAGCGCCGCGCAGCCTACCCAGGTCTTGCCTGAGCCGAACCCGGCCACGAAGCCGCGGAACTTGTTCTCCATCCGGAGGAAGTTGGCCTGCGGCACGTTAAGAGACGGCATCAGGCTTCCTCGCGTCCACCACGTCGACCTGCACCCTGGTGGGCGGCACGTTGTCGTGAGGGTTTTCGTTCTTGGTCTGGCGATTCACATACACGTCGCCGACTTCCTTGGCCGCCTGCTCAAGGATTTGAAGGGCCAGCCCGTAGTTGCGCATCCCTTCGACCTTTTCGGCCAGCCTGCCCAACGTGCGGAGCCGGTAGGCCCGATTCGCTATGGGGATCTCGGCTGTCTCTTCGCGGAATCGCGCACGAGTGTCTTCGAATAGGGTCCGCCAGCGCTTGGCTAGGTCACGCCCAGCACGCTTGGTCGGGTCATGCGCCTCGCACTTCTGCCGGGTCACCTCGATGCCGAATTCTTCTCGGACGGCTGCCGCGACTTGCGAGGGGGTATCGAAACAGGCCAGGGCCTGAACGATGAAGGCTTTCACCTCGTTGCTCAGGGCCGCCATAGGTTTTCATCCGTCGTGGGTCTGTCAGGGGTCAGGCAGACTTGAGCAGACAGGTTCCGCAGGCCCTCGCAATGTTGATCTTGGCCACCTCAGGCGGCTGGCTTGCAGCGTCGATCAGCTGCTGTACGTCGTGGCTTGGGCCATAGCGGCGAACCACCCCGACGAACTCTTCGACGTCGTGTCCACGCATCTCAAGCTTGGGCATGCCGTCATCGCCGAACGCCGGGGCACCGTACTTATCGACCTTGTGGCCGATGTGATAAAGCTCGTGCTCGACCAGGGCGCAGAACTCTTCCTCGGTACACTGGGCACAGTAGTCACCGGCCAGGGTGATGAGGAATTCTGGCTCTTCGCCGAACCAATCCCGCATCTGCTGCTCTTGCCGTGCCTTCTGCCACCCACCAGCCCGGATCATCAGTTGCTCAGCCTGCCCCAGCACCGACCTGCCCTTCTTCGCGAAGCTGGACGACGCCCACATGACACCGATGCTCGCATCGATCAGATGGGCATGCTCTTCGTTGTGGATGCTGCCAGTGGTGGCAAGGATCTCTCGCTGTACCCACTCCCACAGTTCTGGAGCAGGCCTGAGGATCAGGAATGGCGATTCGAGCAGGTCGGCCGGCGGCATTGGCCGGTTCATGCCTGCCGCACCGTGACGATCCCGCGCAGCCTGCGGGTGTAGACCTCTTCGCATGCCGGCCGCTTCGGCCTGATCGGCAGAGGCGCATAGACGCACACCCCGGCAGCGGTATCGCACCAGATAGCGCGGTCAACCTCTATCCCATTGACGAATACCCGGCGAGGTCCACGGCCGTCAGCGTGGCGATGGAAGCTGGATGGCGCTGGCATAGGTCAATCTCCAATACGCTGGCCGGACATTACCTCGCCCAGGCTCAGCCCGTGACGGGTGCGGCTGGACTCGATTCCATCAGCCTGATCCTTTGCCACCATGGCGTCAGCAACCAGGTCGGCCTGCTGGCCGCTGGGGAACTCGCCGATCACGCTCGACTGGCTTGGCCCAAGGAACAATTCGTCCTTGGTGGTCGCCTCCTCGTAGCGGGTGACGATGTAGCGGGTAACGGGGCGAACTTGGTACTCGGTCTTCATGGTGCTTCTCCTGCCTGCGCACAGGCTGAGTGATGACGCGCCACAAAACGGCGCATTATGAATTCGTGGCGCGGATCAGCTGAAGACGTGCCCGCGCCTTGCCCAGGCATAGGTCACCACCCCAGCGTGGAGCACCACGCCAAATGGATTGACCCAGTGGCCTTGCAGGGCAGTGACGAATGCACCGAAGCCGCCGATGGCCACCAGGTAGAAGGCGATGCTCAGCAGTGGCTGATCCACCGGACGGACCTTGCGCAGGTAATCGCAGGCAGCGAGCACGACCATGACGCACAGGAACACGTCCAGGGCCGTCATCGCTGAAACCAGGATGTTGTTCATATCAGGCACCTCGCGCCGTGACGAACGACCCCATGGCAGCTTTGATCGCCGGGATGATGTTCATTGCGGTGAGGCCAAGCACGAACGCTACTCCACACAGCAGATCATCGGTGACCGCTAGATCAAGCTTCGGGGCGAGCCAGGCGGTAACGGGCTGGGTCAGATAGACCGAGAATCCGAATCCAGTGGCAACGGCAGTCGCGGCCTGGAATCGGGTCAGATCCTTCAGGAAACCCAGTGAGAGGATCGAGCCGATGAATGCAGCCATCACCACCCCGTACTTGCCCAGCACTACGCTCGCGGCGGCGCTTGTTGGTTCGGCCATAGGGGTGTCCTTGGAATAAAAGGCCCGGTTGAGGCCCTATAGAGGGCCAGGGCAAACGTGCGGAGCAGCACATAACGAAATTGGAGCGGGCAGAGGGAATCGAACCCTTCTCTGCTCAGCGTGGAAGGCTGGCGGCAAACCTGCTGCTTGCCCGCTTTGCGTGGGTCTTTCCCCACCTGTCCGCCGAAGACCATTCCAGCGCTGGCACCCTGACGCACCAGTCTCGCCGATCAAGTCTCGCGCCACCCATCAGCACAGTGAGGGAATGAGTGCGCGGGCTGCCGGTGTTTTTCCGTATCACCACACTACCGGCTAGCAGTGTCCAGGCTGTCCCGTGAGGGCCTGCCCTGGCTGCAGTTGCGTTTCTTGCGAGCACAAAAAAGCCCAGCACTTGGCCGGGCTTTTGATTGGTGTTTGCCGAAGGCAAAACTGTAACAATGGCGATACGGTATCACCAGCCGAACGGGAACGCAATAGGGCCTCAAGCGGCCCTTTTCATTTCGTAGATTGCGGCGGCTACCGGGCTCAGTGCCTCCTTGTCCAGATCCTCACAGCAGTCGAAGGCTAGGCGGACGAATCCGGCCCAATCCCTCTCCCAGTTGGTCGACTCAAGCTTGACGTCGTAGTGCGCGACCATCCATGCACGGAAGCCCTCGGGCGACTCCAGCGGATCGTCATTGGCAGACTGGCCGCCCTGGTGCATGTACCGGTACCGGGTCATGACGCCCTTCACGACATACTCCAGCTTCTCCCGCTTGGCTGCCGTCATTCGTGGCGATCGCTGCTGCACCATCAGGAATACGACCTCCTCAGCAGTCTCCTTGTCGTCGACATCTAGGCGCGGTGCGTACATGAAATGCCCGAACGCCTTGGCGTGCGGCTTGAGCTTGTCGATTGCCGACTGGACGCCGCCCGCGATTACCTGGTGAGCGGCATGGCCGGCGTGGCGCTGCCGCTCCGTGGCCTGGACCATCGCGCCCAGCAGCCCAAGCTGCTCGATGAATGAACCCTGGCTGTCCCAGGCCGTGTACAGGCAGTCGTGCCAGGCCTGACGCGCGCTGTTCAGTTGCATGGGCCGCCCTCCTCGCGCTTGCGCTTCGCCGCCGTGCGCATACCCCACACGATGCACAGCGAACCGAGGATCGCCATTGCCAGGAGCAGGACCTGGCCGGTATCAGTGGATGTCCAGGTCATGCTGCTTGCTCCTTCAGATGTTTGATCTTTGCCCGATACTCGGCCTTGATGGCCTTCAGGTCGTCGATGGTGTAGCGCTTGGCCTCATGAGGCCCTTCGATCCAATCGACCCGTTCTTGACCAATGCGGCGGATCAGCTCGAGGCGGTACTCGACAATGTTTCCCGAAAGCTGCGTATTGCAGGGCGAGCACTGCTTGTGCACGTTGAGCGGATCAAAGCGCAACTCAGGGCATGCAGCGGTCGTGCGGTAATGCCCGGCGTCATACTTGCCCTGGTGGTGCCGGCCGCAGCTGATACATGGCTGCGCTTCGTCGCGCAGGCGCACCCACTGGTTGAAGACGGCTTGGGCTTCTTTCACGTAGTCAGCCCGGCTCTTGAGCTTCTGCTTGCGAACCTGGATCTCTTGGCGCTCACGCTGGGCGATCGCCTTCCGCGCCACCGCCTGGTTCTCCGGTTTCTTCGCCAGCTCCAGTGCGCACTGCACGCCGCAGGCCTTCTGCGTCGACAGCGATGGCCGGAACTTGGCCCCGCAGGACTTGCAGGTCTTCTGCTTCACTTCCTTGAGAGCTGTCCTCACGCAGCGGCCTCCCCAAGCAGGTCAGCGAAGTGCACGCCCCGCGGCGCGAACTCCTCGACGATCCGGTCGGTGTACTGGCAACCCTGCGCGCGGTCGAATAGGCGAGTGACCGGGAAGCCATCCGGCCCGAACATGGCGCATGGCCCCATCAGGCGCAGCTTCACGTCATAGTCCAGGTGGATGAAGGACTCCGCCCATCCGGTACGGAACTCGGCGCAGCCCGCGCGCATGATCGGCACGCCCAGGTGCAGCTTGCAGTACCGGCGCACGTCCTCGATGTCACCCATCTCGGTGCTCTTGGCGATGCGCTCGTACATCGCAAACCACAGTGCGTTCTGGTCCAGAGTGCGGTCCTTACCCGGGCGCATGCTCACCACGACGAATTTCTTCTCGCGGAACAGCCGGGTCAGCATGGTGATGGCCTCCGATAGCTTGGCCTGGCTGTTTACGCTGATCTTCTCGGTCATGGCATCACCTCAAAGTCAGCGAGGATCCGTGCATAGGTCTTCCAATGGCTGCGCGCTGTCCAGTCGCATCCGGCCGGCTCAAGGTACGCGGCGGGCTTATGGCCGATTTCCTCACCACTTGGATAACGGACGAGGTAGATCCCGCCATCGCGCTTGCGCCGCAGTTTCTTCCCCTTCAAGTGGGCCAATTCGTCAGGCCATTCCTGCATCCCGCTGAATTTTTCAAATGAGGACATTAGGCTCACACCTCCTCCCCGGCCGGCAGCCCGGCGCGCTTGATGTTCAACTTGGCCAGCAGGTGTGCACGGCACGCTGCGGCGCTCGATGGGATCTGCTGCAGGTCCAGCAGGCGGGCCTGGCGCTGGTTGGCGTACTCGTCGGCCAGCTCGATCAGGCTCTTCTGGCTGTCGTGACCGATGCCCGTGGCGATCTTGCCGTCCAGTGGCTGGCCTTCCTTCGCCCGGCGCAGCACGATCTCGTAGGCACGGTCGAAGCGCGCCTGCAGACCCTTGTCGTTCTGCTGGGCAGAGCGCAGGTCGAACAGGCCAGTGGCCACGGCGGCGATCTTCACGCCTTCGTGGCTGTAGACGCCCATCAGCGCCTCAACCCAGGCAGCAGCCGGAGCCGGCATGCCGAAGTCCTCGGGCGTCGGCTGGCACATGGAGATGAACTCGCCCACGCTCGGCGCGAAGGGCTTCTTGAGCTTGCGGCACTTCTCGATACCGAACTCGATCTGCTCGATCGTGCGGATGCCCTCGGCGGCGAACTCCTTGATCCACTCCTCCTTGGCAGCGGCCAGGGCCTCGGTGGATGGCCAGGCTTGGCGCCAGGCCGGGAAGATGCCGCGCAGGCGACGGAACAGGCCGTTGACCACCTCGGCAGTCTCCAGGGAAACCACCACCGGCCCACCGTGAAGCTCTGGCGGACGGTTCTGCATGACCGCCATCAGTTCGTTTGCTGATTTCATGTGCGCACCATCAGCCCTTCGGCCCAGGATGAGTCGTTGAAGTCGGGTTCGTTGCTTTGGCGGCTACCGCGCGGCTGGGCACCAGGCAGCACCTTCTCCGGGAACAGGCCGGTCCAGCCGTTGCTGATGGACTGGTTGATCACGGCGTCGGGTGCGTGGTGGCCGGCCAGGGTCTTGGCCTGCTTCGCGCAGGTGGTGGCCGTCAGCGGTTTGCGGATCTCTCTGCGGTGCTGGCACCAGTCGGCCCAGGTCTGCTCGCTCACGTTGGCGGGCTTGCAGGTCATTGGGTCAAACTTCGGGGTCTTCTTCTTCGCCGAGGGAGCGGCAGCGACCGTCTGCTCTACTGGTTCAGTGACTGGTTCAAAAGAGTGACTGGTTCTGGTGCTTTCTGGGCCTACAGGGGGTGTAGGCTGTGGGCCTACACCTGTGCTTTCTGGGCCTACAGGGGTGCTGTTTTGGCCTACAGGGTTACGCAAGGTCAGGTAGTACAGGTTGGTGGAGTTGCCCTTCGGCCCTTCGCGGTTTTCGATGCGCACCAGGCCCTGGGCCTCCAAGTGCTTGATGTGCTTGCGAACGGTGCTCCGGTCGATCTCGCATTGATCGGCGATGTGCTGATACGACGGCCAGCACTCGCCCTGGTCGCTTGCGTTGTCGGCCAGTTTGATCAGCACCAGCTTGCGCAGCGGATTGCCGACCTTAGTCTTCATGGCCTTGACCATCAGCTCCATGCTCACTGGGCACGCCCCTTAGCCATGGCTGCGTAATCCGCCTCTTTGGCGGACGAGAAGAAGCCTGAGCCCACAACCTCTTCGTAGATCTTGCGCATATCACTCAGCGCACACTCGACCATGCGAGCATGACTTACACCATGATTCGCTCGCTGCATCAGTGGCTGGTCGTAGTAGCCCGGTACCCCAAGGCCATGGTCGTGCCGGATGGCCATACTCATGAGCAGTCCTGGGGTTGGCGCAACTGGCACCAGGACCATTCCATCGAGGACTGCACGCAAGCTTTCATTTTCCAGCGCTACAGAAGCGTTTACCGAACTCCTGCAGTCACGGAGGTTTTCGTTCTCCTCAGCCAGCCGTTCGATCTCCGCGATCAGGGCCAGGATTGTCTTCGGCATCGCCTGCTGAAGGTAATCCTGCACCACCTTGATCTCAGCAGGGTCCGCGCCAACGGCCATAGTGATATGTACGTTGGTCGTGACCGCGTCAGCGGCCTTGGCCAGCGCCTTAAGCTTCTCCTTGTCGACGCTCATGCTGCACCCCGCACGGCCTTGTCGTGGGTGTGCAGGCCGTCCCAGTTCTTCTTCATGGGCAGCTGGCCGGCCAGGTACAGCTCGTACAGGCGCACGGCGCCCTTTCGCAACAGCACAGGCGTGAAGGCGATGAATGGGTCTTTGCCGTGTGGCGCGACCTCGTGCTGATGCTCGGTCATGTACTTGTCGCGGGCGTACGAGCCGACGCGCCAGCGGGTACCGGACTTGCTCTCGTTGAAGAGCCAGCTGCGGCCCTCCAGGTAGTGACCGATCTGCATGACGTTGACCCCATTGAGGCCCTTGCAGAACTGGGTGGCGGTCATGCCTTCCTTGAACAGGTTTTCAAGGTGCTCGATCTTTGTGGCCTGGGCCTCGACCTGGACGGTAAGCAGGACGCGGGCTTTTTCCGACTCCAAGGCCATCTGGAGGATTTCCAACTTACTGAGGTCGGCGGGTGCGGCCGGCGCGACCTGGGCTTCGAGTTCGCGCCAGCGCTTTATGACAGCCATGCGCATAGCGGCGCTGTAGCCGGTGAGCAGGCATTCGGTGTGCTCGCGGTCCAGGCAATACTCGCGCCGAGCCCGGTTTTGCGAGTCGAAATAGATCTGTCCAAACTTGGACGCATCTTCTTTCAGATCGCCAAGCATCTTCTCGATGTCGCGCTTGACGTGCTGATGCTGCTTTCCAGTCAGTTCAGCGATCTCGCGCGATGACATCGTGCGCGCCACAGAATCGTGGTTCGCATTTTGTGGTGCGGCCCTCGACAGGGCCTGTACACTTTGGGTCTGCATATGCATAATTCCCCTACAGAGTTTTGTATTGCAGAGAGCCGGGCCGCGAACCCGGCTTTTTTGTCTCTGCGATTTGGCGTCCCTTATCAGGGACTGACGCCTGGGTCCCTAATTAGGGATCAGACGGTTACCTTGGCGCCGCGAACGGCACCACGTTGTTGCTCTTGGGCTTTCCCCGCTGGCCGAGGAAGTGCGTGGCCTTTTTCAGGATCTGCGCGGCCAGTTCGTCGGTGCTGACGCCGACCTCTTCCGCCCAGGCCTCCAGGTCCGCGAAGTCATTCCGGCGGAACCGGGCGATCTCCACGTCGTGCTGCTGGACTGCTTCGTTTGCAGGCGACATTCGTTCTCCCCTCGACCTATTCAGGCCCTGGCCTTCTTCTCGTTGATCAGCGGCAGGTGGCCGTGCTCTTTCTTGAACGCCAGCGCGGCCAGGATGATTTCCCGGGCCAGCACGCTGTGCTGCGCCTTGAGCTCCAGGGCGTACCCCTTCAGCTCGTTGAAGTCCTCGTCATCCAAGCGAACCTTGACCTGGTGGTCGTGGCGGTGAGCTTTGTCGTCGTAGGCCATCGGGTGATCCCCTGCTCGCTCTAGTCAGTCGTTCGGGCTTATCAGTTACGTGTTAGGGCCGGTTCAGGCCCTGCGTTGAAATGGTGATACGTTTCCCCGTGGATTCCGGGGCTTGGTTCGGCTGGCCAGCTCTCGATCGATCATTTCCGCAGCGAGCGCTTCAGGGGTCATGCCCCTCCGTTCCGCCTCTCGCTCCAGCTGCTCCATCAATCGCTGCTCCAGACCGACCTCTTGGATCGGCATAGGGCCTCCTCGCGGCCTTCAGGCTGCGCTCTGATCGCCGGTATTCTCCGAAGCCAACGCAGCCAGCTGCGCTTCCAGCAGCTCACGGCACAGAACTGCGCGCTGGGTGCGGTGATACGCGGCCAACGCCTGAATCAAGTTGAAAGTGTCCTCATCGACCCGGACCTTGATCTCGCGGTCATGCAGGTGCTTGGGGTTGGCGTACATGCGGGGATTGCTCCTTGCTGTTGGAAGTTGTTAGGCGGCGGCTCTAGCCGGGGGAAACGCGTCGTCCAGTGCGCACATAGCGCCAAGCTTGTTCAGCGCTTCTACGATCTGGCGCGCCTCTTGGAGGCCTGGATTCCTCAGGCCGGATTCGTAGTTGGCCAGCCTGGACTGGTTCCAGCCGAGCTGACGTCGCAGCGCTGCCTGGGTAACGCCAGCCCTTTCGCGAATCGTTCGGACTTGGTTCATACGGTTTTCCTCCATTGATGACCAAAGGATAAAACACGTATCGTGTTTAATGCAATCACAATAAGTGAAAGCCGGGTATTTCGTTTCGTGATGAAATCCCGCGCATGAATGAATCACTGAGTCAGCGCATTAAGCGCTTGAGAAAAGCGACCGGGATGTCCCAGGCGCAGCTCGCAGATGCCTGCGGCTGGAAATCGCAGTCGCGCGTTGGTAACTATGAAGCTGGCACGCGAGAGCCCACGCTGGCCGACATCGCCTCCATTGCTTACGCCCTGGGCGTGGATCAGTCCGAGCTGCTGCTGAATTCTCCGCCACCAGAGACCCCAAGCACTCAGCCGCGAAGCACTGCCGACCTGGTCAAGCAGATGCTCGCCAAGAGTGGTAAAGGTATCCCTGAGGAGGCTCGCAAGAGGCTGCTCGCAGCTGCCGAAGAGCCGGCGCCTTCAAATGTGATTGCTGCCGAATTCCAGCGCCCAGGCCTAATCGGCGATGAGGTGTGGATTGCCCACTATGATGTCCGGGCTGCAATGGGTGGTGGCGAAATCGCCCATGACTTCCCCGAGATGCTCAAGGATGTGCGGGTCAGCCCAAGCCATCTTCGCGAATTGGGCGTTGAGTTCGAAGAGCACTACCACCTGAAGATGGTCACAGGCTGGGGGCAGTCGATGGAGCCCACCATCAAGCACCGCGACCCGCTGATCGTGAACATCAACATCCGCGAATTTGTGGGTGACGGGATCTATCTCTTCCACTGGGATGACCACATCTACATCAAGCGTCTTCAGGTGGCTGATGAGGATCATTTCGAGATGATTTCGGACAACACCAGGCACAAGGATCGGCTGATCCGCCGGGAAGAAACGTACATCCAGGCCAGGGTGCTCCTGGTCTGGAACGCACACCTGGTATAGCCATGCCCCTATCCAAGCCCAACCAACAGCTGCGCCGAGACCTGAAGGATGCAGCCTTCGCCTTGGAAAGCGCCGCACTGGAGATCTTCCACAAAGCCCAAGGCGGTGAGGAAGCCCAGTTCCTGGAGGCGATGAAGCGTGTCGGGGAGCTGCATGAGCTGGCTGATCGGTTGGTGGGGTATGGGGATGAGGTGAAGGCGGGGCGGATTCAGCGCACCTAGGACCAACAAAAACAAGAAAGCGCATGCGTGTAAGCATTGCGCTTTTTTTATGCTTGCAAAAAATCACAAGCGTGGAATAGCATGCAAGCATATTAAAAGCAGGAGTGCTTGCAATGAAGACTGATGTCGTGAAGGGAAAAGCCAAGGGCGGCGTCGCAGCAGCTGAGAAAATGACCAAGAAAGAAAGATCGGATCGGGCCAAAAAGGCAGCGTCTGCAAGATGGGGATTAAAGGCAACGCACAAAGGGAATTTTCTATCTGATTTCGGCGTTGATGCTGAGTGCTACGTCCTAAACGACGAGAAGAAAACCGCCGTTATGACCCAGCGAGGAATCGCTGCGGCTCTGGGAGCGAAGAATCCAGGCGGTAACGATTTTGAGCGATTGGTAAGCCGGAAAAGCCTGGCCCCGTACGTTGGTGCTGAACTTCTCTCAAAAATCGCACAACCAATTGAATTTAAATGGGTTTACCCTGGTGCTAATCAGCTCGAAGTGACCATTCGAGGATATAGTGCAGATGTGCTTATTGACGTTTGTAACGCAATTCTCTCTGCCGACGCAGCTGGAAAGCTTGCTAAAAACCAAGGCCACCTAGCCATCCAAGCGAGAATTATCGTTAATGCCTCGGCCAAAAGCGGGATCACCAATCTGGTGTATGCGCTTGCTGGATACCAGCCTGAGATCGACGAGGTTATTCAGGCCTTCAAGGCTTTTGTGCAGGATGAGGCGAGGAAGTACGAGCAAGAGTTCCCGAGCGAGCTTTATCTCGCATGGCATCGTCTCTACCAGATTCCAATCCCAAGCCGAGGTAAGCCATGGAAGCTCATGCATCTGACACGCCGGCATATTTACTACCCTCTGGCTAAGAGCAGCGGGCGAATTCTCGACCTGCTAAGGGCTCTAAGAGACAAAGACCCTCAGAAGAAGAAGCTCTTCCAGTTTCTCAATGAGATCGGGACTCGCGCCCTGCGCATGCACATGGGGCGAGTGCTGGAAATGGCTGAATCATCTGCCACGTCAGCTGAGTATGAGGCTAAATTCGTAACTCGGTTTGGCGGCCAACAAGAATTGGACCTCATACCCTCTACAGAATCGTGAATTATCCAAAGGCCGCCTCGGCCGGCTGTTTCATGCCTTCACGCTTTTTTCACGCCCTACTCTGCACAGTGAAGACTCATCCGATCTCCCTACGTTAGCCCGCATAGCAGTGCGGGCTTTTTTGTGCTCGTCAGAAAGGCGCCTCCTCCTCAAGCTTCTCCTCCTCGAAGTCCTTCTCGACAATCAAGTCGTCACGATCCTCGGTGCTCTGGAGCTCCCATCGCACCGTCACGCTCTCATCGTCATTGAAGGTCAGGTCAAGCTCTGGCGTCTCTGCTAACAGCCCCATCACCTCTTCCCACTCCATGTCGCCATCCGTGTCCAGGCGATGGATCGTCACCCAGCGCTGTGTCTGCGCCAGGGGGTGATTAATCATCGACGATACGCGGAGCGCTAGCCGCTCAACTCCGGTCATTTCCTGGCGCTCTTTGGGCGCCGTTTTTTTCTGCTTGGACATAGACCGCTCTCCATTACTGTATATCCATCCAGCACTGTCGGCGAGCATACATCACGCTATGTGAAAGGTGAACCCGGCTTGTGAGGATTTTCCTCATCACACCCGAAGAAAAATAAATCACATATCGTGTTGACATTAAAAACACGATGCGTGATATTTGCCTCAACACGCAGTCACCAACCAGGGACTGCGGAGGCCCTCAAGCCTCACCGCTCTTTAACAACCAAGACCGCCGAGCCTGCAGGCATAGCAGGCCACCATCCCCGCAGGGCTCTGGTGCGATCAGGTGTGCCGCAATAGCGCGGCATCCAAGCGGCGCGCATGCCTCGACAGATGCAGGAAGCGCGATACCGGGTGAGCGACCGGGGCCTGAGAGAGAAACAGACGATTCCCCGGTGCGCCTCAAGCGGGGCGCATCAGGGGGAATCCACTGGAGAACACAACATGCAGATCAACCAGCAGAAAACGGTTCAGGTCGGCGTGACCGAGCTTCGCCTTCACATCAAGGTGCGCGACGGCTTTGCCGCTGGCATCCAAGACGCTCAGGGCGACGAGGTGGGTAGCTACGAGGGCTATGTGCCTGACTTCTTCCCCGGCGAACACTACGGCGATTACCTGATGCTCAACATCGACTTGGAGACAGGCCAGATCAAAAACTGGAACAAGCCCGCGGCGGCAGACATCGAGAAGATGCTGAGCCAGGGCGAGGACGACTGAACAACCAGCGCCACGACAGCCTGTCGCTAACTGCCCGATGCCCTGCTACCCATCGCAGGCTGCACCGGGATGTGACTTGTGGTTTGCCTCGGCGGATCAGGGGCGCCACACCAAGCTGGTGCGGCCAGTCAGGTAGCGCTGCCGAAGCTGGCGTAAGTCTTTGGGGTTCGAATCCCCGCCAAGTCACATCACCGATGCAGCCTTCATCGATTTAAAGCGCATCACCGTGATGCCTTATGCAACTTAAGGCTCACCGCAGTAACCATTAATCGACGTACACGCAGGCGAATCCGGGGCCTACCCGGCCAGACCAGATGCTTCCCGGGCGGCTCCGGGCGCCTGCACCCCTCTCCCTTCAAAACGACCGCATCGGCAGGCGCCAGGCCACCTTTCACGGTGGGTTTGGTCACCCGCGCCTGGCTCCTGGCCAATGCGGTCCTGAGGATCACCCAATGAGCGGAATGAACGTTTCCGGCCAGGTCATGGTTCAGGAGCCTTCAGGCAGCGGCTTTTCGGCCCATGTCTACCCGACGCGTCTTGATGCCGCCATTCAGCTGCTGCGCGTGATGATTCGCCGCGCCGCTGACGAGCAGCAGGCCATGGCCCAAATCGAAAGTGCCGTAGCTGAGCTGATCAGTGAGGAGCGTCATGATTTGGATATGGAAATGGCAACCGAGCGCCGGCGCCGGGGAGAAGAGCCATGAGCGGCTGGATCAAGTGCAGCGACAGGCTGCCGATCAGCGGTTACGTGCTGACCTACCGCCCACAAGCACCAAGTGGCAACAAGGTGGCCACGATCAACTACGACTACCACCAAGAGCGCTTTGGTGGCCAGTACCCGGTCACCCACTGGCAGCCGCTCCCTTCACCACCCACCGAGTAACCCACCACCTGGAGGCGACCATGGGCGCACTTCGAGCAGAACAATGGCATTACGACGAGCAGTTGCCTCCGGCGGTGAGTGAAAGCGCCGATGAGGAAGCTGTGCGCATCTGGATCGACAACGGCGTTGCCGAGCTGCTGGCACGCCGGGACTACCTGTTCCCGCTTAAGGGCAAGCAGGTCGGCGTCACCTTCGATCGGCTGGCTCTGGCAGTCGATGAGCACGCCATGTGCGAGCTGAGCGGAAGCGGCAGCAACACGGTGCTTGGTCGCCTGCTGCTGGACACCACGATAGGCACCCAGGGAGACGCCAAGATTTCGGCTATCGAGATCTTGTCGGTTCGTGACCCAGCCAAGCTGTTCGAGCAGCTGGCCCGCGATCTTCTGGAACCCGTCGCCAAAGAAGGGGTGCTGGCCCAGGCCGAGGAGGCGCAATGAGAAGCCCGCACGTTCTGATCGACGAAGAGCTCGACGCCATGGCGCACCCCGGCACGGATCTGACCTGGAGCGTCATGGTGCAGAAGCTCCTCACCGAAATGCTGGCCGACCAGCGCATCACCATCGAAGAGTTCAACCACTACTGCGGGCGCCTCAACAAGATCGTTGATGGGCGCAAGGAGGTTGCATGACCACGCCAATCGTTCAAACGCTCATCGACGAGCAGGTCGCCGAACTGCCCGAGGCTCAGGCCATGCCGGCCGACCGGGTGCTTATGCTGTTCAAGGGGCCTACGTTCGCCGCCGCGGTGAACGAGGCGGCGCTGGCCAGCATCGAGAACCCGCAGGCCTGGAAATGCCGAGCCTGTATTTGCGGCGAGTGGACGGTCGGCTATGAGGTTCGGGCTTGACCTCTTACCGGCGGGCCCGTCGCTTTGTCACCTGGCGCGGCTCCTTCATCGCCCTCACCTTCTGCACCGGCTGGCTCCTCCTGAGCGCCCTGGCCGGCACCATCACTTCCTGAATTCACACCCGGCGCACGGCGGGCCTTCGGGATAACCGTACCCCTTCGGGAGCGTAAGCGGCGAGAGCGCGCAACCATCCACCGCAGCCAGGGCCTGGGCGGCACCTCCAATCTGGGTGACCTGGCATTTCCCCATTCCAACTGACGGCGCCGGCCTGGCGCGAGGTTTTCTAATGTCCGCACAAACCGAACTGGCCGCTGTGCCGCCGAAAGAAACAGCCCTGCAAGTATTCCAAGCGCCGAACGGCCTAGAGCCGTACCTGCAGAAGATCCGCGACGAGATCGACGCCTTCGTGCCGGACGTATCCACCCGCAAGGGCCGCGAGGCCATCGCCTCAATCGCGTACAAGGTGGCCCGGTCTAAGACCGCGCTGGACAACGTCGGCAAGGATCTGGTGGCCGATCTCAAGGAGATCCCGAAGAAGATCGACGCCGAGCGTAAGAGGATGCGCGACACCCTGGACGCCTGGCAGGAAGAGGTTCGCCGGCCGCTGAACGATTGGCAGGCCGCAGAGGATGCCCGAGTTGACCGGCACCAAACGCGCATCCAGCAGCTGCGCGACCTGGTGGACGTTGAGACGCTGTTTGCGGAGGGCATCCGCTTCAAGATCGACAACGCCGAAGCAGTCGTTATTGACGAAGGCTTCGAAGAGTTCGAGGCAGAGGCGCACCAGGTCAAGGCCAAAACGCTGGAGTCCCTACGCGCATCACTGGCCAGGCAGGAGAAGTACGAGGCCGAGCAGGCAGAGCTGGAGCGCCTGCGCGCCGAGACTGCCGCCCGCGAGCAGAAGGAGCGTGAGGAGCGCATCGCACGGGAAGCAGAAGAACGCGCCCGCCGCGAGGCTGAGCAGAAGGCCCAGGCAGAACGAGAAGCCGCGCTACGCCGCGAGCAGGAAGCCAAGGCCGCCTCCGAGCGTCGGGAGTTGGAGCTGAAGCTGCAGGCTGAACAGGCCGAGCGCGCCAGGGTGCAGGCCGAAGCCGACCGCGTTGCCACCGAGCAGCGGATGGAGCAAGAGCGCCAGGCAGCAGCCCTGCAGGCTGAGCGCGACATTGAACTAGCCCGCGAGGACGAGCGCCGCCGCGCCGATGCCGCTGCCGCCGAGATCCTCAGGCAGCAAGAGGCCCGCGAGCGAGACCAAGCCCACAAGACCAAAGTCATGGGTGAGGCCAAAACCGCTTTGATGTCACTGAACATCACCGAGGAGTTGGCCAGGGCCATCGTGCTCAAGATCGCCCGCCGCGAAGTCCCGAACATCACTATCAACTTCTGAGGTCGCCATGAGCCAAGTAGCCAGGGTCGAAACCCATTCCCAGCCGCCGGCCGTTGCCGCCGAGTCGGTGACCATCCTGCAGATCATCCAGCAAGTCGCAATGTCGCCCAATGCAGACATCGACAAGATGGAGCGATTGATGGCGATGCACCGCCAGCACCAAGCGCAACAGGCGCAGCAAGCGTTCGATGCCGCCCTAGCCGCCATGCAGGAAGAGCTTCCGGTTATCCGTGAGCGCGGCGCAATCAAGGACAAGTACAAGAATGTCCAATCTACCTACGCCCTGTGGGAGGACATCAACGAAGAGCTGAAGCCCATCTTGGCGAGGCATGGTTTTGCACTGACCTTCCGAATTCCACGCGCCGAAAGAGGCATCGAGGTTGAGGGCGTGCTTAGTCATCGAGACGGCCACCGGGAAACGACATCAATCCTCCTGCCAGCCGATGCTACCGGTAGCAAGAATGCCGTCCAGGCTGTTGCCAGTTCAGTTAGCTACGGGAAGCGCTACACGGCAGGCGCTCTTTTGAACTTCACCACCACCGGCGAAGACGATGACGGCCAAGGAGCCGTACCGACGCAGGTGGCTGACGAGCCGGTCATCACCCCGCGCCAAGCCGCCCAACTCGACGAGCTACTGAAAAAATGCAGCCAGGTGCTGGTCGACAACTTCAACGCAAAGTACGGCTGCGCTGCCAACGTCTACAAATCCGAGTTCGACGTTGTGCTCGCTCGCCTCACCAAGTCGGCAAACCGGCCGCAGGAGTAAACCATGCAGATCATCTCAGATGTCGAACAAGGCACCCAGGCCTGGCTTGACCTGCGCCTGGGCATCATCACCTGCAGCGAACTTGACTGCCTGCTGGTGAACGGAAAGGGCGAGGCCGGCTTCGGTACCGGCGCCTTCACCTACATGAACACGCTGATCGGCGAGCGCATCACCGGCGAAGCGGCCGATCCGTTCAGCGGCAACCGGCATACAGAGCGCGGCCATGAGCTGGAAGGCGTTGCCCGCAACCTCTACCGCGACAGCGAGGAGGTCGAAACGACAGAGGTCGGAATCATCCTCAACCACGGAATCGGCTACTCGCCGGACGCCCTGGTAGGCGACAAGGGCCTGACCGAGATAAAGACCAAGCTGCCGAAGCTGCAGGTGGACGTGATCCTGGGCGGAGAGATCCCCAAGGAGCACGTCGCCCAGTGCCAGGGCGGCCTGTGGGTATCGGAGCGCGAGTGGATCGACTTCATCTGCTACTGGCCGGGCATGCCGCTGTTCGTGAAGCGCGCCTACCGGGACGAAGCGATGATCCGAAAGCTATCGGAGCGGGTGAAGACCTTTTACGAAATCCTCGACGAGCGCATGAACCGGGTGCTCGGCATCGCAGCATAGGGGGCAGCATGAACCCATCAATCGACCTGGAGGCCGCCAAAGCGGCCTTCTTCACATCTGGAGGGAGCATCGTTGTGCTCGATGGCTTCCAATACGTTCCGCCTCGGCCGCACCGCGATGTCGAGGTGATCCGCGCGGCGCCGGAGAAGAAAGAAGACCCGCGCGTGGTCAAGCGCCTCTCCCAGCTGGCCGAGATCCGCAGGATGGCCAAGACCATGACCTGCCAGCAGGTTCACGAGGCCACCGGATATTCCAAGCAGGCCCTATTCCGGGCCTCACGAGAAGGGAATTTCGTGTTCCGTCGGCCTGAGCGGAAGAGCTCAGGAACCCACAAGCGCGAGGTTGAGCGCCAGATCCATCGCAACCAGAAGCGCATCGAAGAGTTGAAGCTCGTTGAGCGGATCTGCGCCCTGCGAGACGAAGGCCTGCACCGCGCCCAGGTATCCGATCGGCTCGGAATCAACTACGGAACCATGGTGAAGATCATCGAACGAAACGCCATCGATTTTCCGCTGGCTCGCGCACGGAAATGAGACGGCTCAGCACCCTCGTCCGCCAGCGCCGGCGGCAAGAACAGTTCCACCTGCCGCCCAGCGGCCTCACGGAGCACAGACATGCAGAAAGCACCCTCTGGAGTCGTAACCCTGCCGGCCTGGATGAATCGGCCGGTCAAGAAGCTGTACAACACCCGCAGCGGCTGCCAGTACCGGCCTGACGATGTGGCCCTGGCCTTCGCCCTGAGCCTGCGGGAGCACGACAGCGCCGACCATCTGCGCAGGCTGGCCCGGCGCCTGGTCGACAAAGTCTGCCTAGAGCACCAGCCGAACATGAAGCGCCTGGCCCGCGAGCCGGACGACGACAAGGTGTTCGACGCCGCGCTCAAAATCATCAACCGGGTGTGCGACCTGATGAATTACGGGCCCGGCACCGCGTTCGTACGCAATGGAGGCGATGATGGCTCTGACGCAGCAGCAGCGTAATGAAAATACTGAGAGGAAGCGCATCAAGTTCGACGAGAAGGCGCTGAGGCACCGGGTACGCCCAGGCATCCATCAGGCGATGGAACGGATCTGCGAGCGATCCAAAGGCATGCAGATAAACGAGGTGCTTCAGATGGCGATCCTGAAGATGGATGCCATGAGCGATGCTGATCTGGCCAAGTTCCTGATGATGCGCCACGAAATCCTACTTAGCGAAGATGTGGTGCAGGCTTTCTACGACGCCAGCGTACGCAGTATCGTTTCTGACCCCGATCAGGATGCAGATGACCAGATCGATCGCCCTGCGGCTTAACGCATTATCACTTTCACTTCATAGCCTTTGCCAGTAGGCCAGTCATCACGCACTACTTCAACCACGCCCTTTCCGACTTTCTCCGAACCTGCGTCGCCTTTCTTGATGAGATTGGCGACGGAATCGGGGAGCCTAGCCCCAAGGGCCCGCTGTGAAAGCTTTTTCGATGCCGCTAGCAGCGCTGCACTTCCTGATGCGGAATGGGAGGGCTGGTTGTAATTGAGAACCAACTTGACCTCATTCGCGGAAGAACCTACTCCAGTCACGTAGTAGGCAAGATTGTTAGCCATTCCCGCTGAACTGCTGCCGATGTCCTTGTAGTCGCTGGCACAACCTGCAGATCCATCGCCGTAGTCATCAACCCATTTCCGCCCCTTCAGCCCTGCATCCGCGAGCAGTGCGCAAGCCTTTGAAGGCTCTGGGGTCAGGATTTCAGCGGAGGCAGATGTGGCGATGGCCAAAGACGCGACGATCAGAAACAGTTTTTTCAAGATAGGCTCCCTGCCCGGCCCCATGCCGGTCACCCGTAATACCCCATCCCAAACCAAATTGCCACCATGCGAGCAGGCCCAACTCAGGGGTTGGCATGACCCGCCGGTGGGGCTCAGCTAATGGATTCAAGAAACACCCATGACCCCACAATCGTAAGGACCACCACAGCTACTACCACGAAGACTATGTAGCGAAAATCGTCCTGTGTCATTACGGCATTCCCCCAAATTCTTAGTGTTTGAGGGGTAGAGCAACTCTCATACCAACACCATGCCGCATCCGGCCACGGAGGGCGGCGCATGCATGGAGAAAGCCATGAGCGATACCGAAGCCAGCCCGAGCTTGGCAACCGGCCACCCGATGACCTCCGACACATGGTCGGACTTCGTTACCCGCCTTCGCCACCACTGCAATGGCCAAGGCGTGAAGTGGCACCACACGGCCTGCGCGCTGTTTACCGTGCAGCAAAAGCGCATCGACTACGGCTATGAGGCTGACTACGCCGAGGGCCTGGCGGTCTGCCTGGAAGACAACAGATGGTTCAGCCCCGAAGAATACTGGGCAGATCTCGACGAGGAAGAGCAGCAGGAGGTCAACCAGGCGGTCCAGGTCGACCACGCATGCGATTTCCTTGATCTGGATACGGATGATCAGTGGCAGTTCCTAGCTGAACTCGACGACCACACAGTCACTGGGTGGAACAAGCGCTGGGAAATCGTGAACAGCCACTTCACCAAGGAAGCGGCCGAGGCCTTCATTCGCCGCAAGCACCACGACTACCCAGAACTGCGGGTTTACGTCGAGTCGCAGTACTACGCCTGGGAATTCGAAGCGATCAAGGCCGCCATCCTCGACGGCACGCTGGTCTACCAGCCGAAGCCAGCAACTGACGCAACGGCGGCCGCCTGACCCTCCGGCGCTGCCCGCCAGCGCCTTCCCCTATTCAACGATAACGCCACCCCGGCGAGGACCGCCCATGTCTGCATTTCAGAAAAAGAACCCGCTCGACTTCAAAACCCAGTACGGCCTTGGCTTCGACCCGCAAGACGACGAGATCGTGGTGGACTTCTTCTGCGGTGGCGGCGGCGCCGGTACAGGGCTGGAAATTGGCCTTGGCCGGCCGGTGACCGTGGCCAAGAACCACAGCCCGGCGGCCATCAGCATGCACACTGCCAATCACCCAGCGGCGCGTCACTTCACCACCGACGTGTTCGAGGGTGACCCGGACGAAGAATGCCAGGGCCGCGCCGTTGGCTGGTTCCACATGAGCCCCGACTGCACTCACCACAGCCAGGCAGCCGGCGGGCAGCCGCGCAAACGCGAGATCCGCAACCTGTCGTGGATTGGCTTGAAGTGGGCAGGCAAGAAGAAGCCGCGGGTGATCAGCCTGGAGAACGTGAAACAGATTTTGCAGTGGGGCCCGCTGGTGGCGAAGCGCGACAAGGCCACTGGCCGGGTGATGAAGCTGGACGGCAGCGTGGCCGCCGTAAGCGAGCGCGTACCAGTGCAACAGCAGTTCTTGGTGCCCGACCCGAAGCGGCGCGGCATCACCTGGCGCCGGTTTGTGCATCTGCTCGGAGGCATGGGCTACCAGGTTGAATGGCAGATCATCAAGGCCTGCGACTTCGGCGCGCCCACCAGCCGGGAGCGCCTGTTCATGATCGCCCGCTGCGATGGCCAGCCAATTGTGTGGCCAAAACCAACCCACGCCAAGAACCCCGCCAAGGGCCAGCAGAAGTGGCGCACCGCCGCCGACTGCATCGATTGGAGCGTGCCGAGCAAGAGCATCTTCAGCCGCAAGAAGGCGTTGGCCGATGCCACGCTGCGGCGAGTGGCCAAGGGTATGAAGAAGTTCGTGCTGGATAACCCGCAGCCCTTCATCGTGCCGATCGCGAACTGGTCGGGTGAACTCGCCCAGTCGGCAGATGAGCCGCTGCGCACCGTCACTTCCTGGCCGCGCGGTGGCTCTTTCGCCATGGCCAGCCCGGTAATGGTCGGGGCCGGCGGCCCGGTTTATGCCGGTAAGCCAGTAGCAGCTGACCAGCCCATGGGCACGCTGATGACTCAAAGCCACCGGGCGCTGGCATCGGCGCATCTGGTCAAGTTCAGGTTCAACAGCGAAGGGGCAGCCATCACCGATCCTGTGCCGACCATAACGAGCGGCGGCAACTACCAGCGGCCTGCGGGTGCGGCCCATGCCATGGGCGTGTGCACAGCATTCATTGAGCAGGCCAACGGCGGATTCAACACCACGCCAGCCAAGGGCGCGGACGAGCCACTGACCACAGTCACCAACACCGGCAGCCAGCAGCGCCTCGTAACGGCCAGCCTGGCCACGCTCCGCCGCAACTGCGTAGGGCGGGCGGTAGATGATCCGGTGCCGACCATGACCGCCGGCGCCGAGCATCACGCCCTGGTCGAGTACAAGCTATCGCCAGAGCACGAGGAAGGCGCCCTGCGCGTCGCCGCGTTCCTGATCAGTTACTACGGGACGGAGAACATCAGCGCCTGCGACTCGCCAGCGCCCACGGTGACCACCAAGGACCGCCTGGGCCTGGTCACCGTGTCCGTGAGGGGCACGCCCTATGTGATCGTCGACATCTGCCTGAGGATGCTGCAGCCGCACGAGCTCTACCGCGCCCAAGGCTTCCCGGCCAGCTACATCATCGACAAGGGTGCCGACGGCAAGCCGTTCACCAAGACCGAGCAGGTGCACATGTGCGGCAATAGCGTCAGCCCGCCGCCAATGGCTGCCTTAGCTCGCGCCAACGACCCTTGGCGTGTAGTTGATCAGCAGAACCAAGCAGCCTAGTCACCGATTTCCTCATTGGCGTAAATCTCTGCCCAGTCAGGGATAGGAGCGGCTTTCTGGGCTGCATGCTGAAGACTGGGAAGAGCCATCTGAAGAAAATCCCGAGCGTTGAGTATCGCGTCGCCCCAATGCTTCCGATAGAACTCTTTACTTAATTGGGAAATAGCGTCCCACTCTTTCCCCTCCCTTTCCACTGAAACGACCACACCTTCAATTTCTCCGATAGCTCTCGATAGGTAGCTAGCGACGGCAATGTCGATAGCCACAATTCGTTCGACATCGTCAATTTTCATGCAATCTAGGCACACCCGCAGTCGTTTGACCCTCTCGCGTATATCCGAAATCTTTTCCGGGTCATCAAGATTATCGAAATATACCCAGCCACTTAGGTCGGACAAATGACCGTTCAATGCGTCTGCAATAGGCCATACACGGGCAGCAACCAGCGCCGAACGCTCCTTGCGCTCCGCGACCAGCTTTCTCTCCGCGGAGCTCGCTAGGTAGAGCGACACGATTACTGCTGCAAAAGTGCCGATCGCAGAAAATGCGTTCCAATCAAGCTTGAGATCGACGCTTACCTGCGGTAGGAGCTTGAAAAAAATACCACCACTTAGGAACAGCAATAGGCAAACAAGCCAGCGCACCCAGGCTTTTTCCATGATACGGCCTTTGAAGTAAATAACTGATTATGCGCGAATGCCGATCATGCAGGAAACTGAGCATCTAGCTGCTTCAGAAGAGCACATTTGTACTCCATCCAGCTGTAACCCCTCTCCCCTCTATTTCGAGCAGGCCGCAATCTTGTCCGTTGCAGCCAGGCCTTCGGTGGCAATCCGGCGGGCACGCCCTACCCCCCAGGCCAATGCCCTGGTCATCGATTCGCCTGGCCTGGAGTCGAAAGCTTCCTCGTGGATCGCAGCGCCAGCGGCCGCATAGACGCCGATGAACATCTGCGTGTTGCCCGTGCGAGACAGCCGGACCTGCACATCGATAAACGTACCGTCATCGAGAGTTTCGTCATGGTCCCGGTGGTGCAGGGTTGGGTCCGACCACTGCCAATAAACGTCGCCGCGCATGCGCATGCTGCCTCCTAGGACTGATGTCATTTTGTTTAGGGCCAAAGACCACCATAGCGAAGCGGTACCAGTGCACAACCGGTAAAGGCCGAACTGTGAGCTGAATCGGACCACCGGGCAAAAAACCTCTACTCATTCATTTTTTTGTACAACTTACTGCCGCGATATGGCGGCCAAGGAACGACCGTGCCTGTAAAACAGTACCCGCTGGAGGTGCAAAGCGTCGGCAGCGACACCTACATCGCGATGAGCAAGGGTCACCACGACCTTGAAGTGTTCATGGCTGAAGCCGTCAAAGAACACCCGGGCTGGTTCCTGGGCGGCCCGCAGCACAAATGGTGCAAGACGGTGCCGGATCGCTCGGGCGAGTTTGCACATCGATACGTGTTCGTCGAGGAAGGCACGCCAGGCGCATGGCCGGCGACCTACTGCTGGGAGTTCGGCGAGGACTACAAGCGCTACAACGCCGAGGTGCAGCCATGATCGGCTGGCTGATTGAAGTTCTCACATACGGCGCCATCGGCGCACTGGTCGGCGCTTCTTGGATGAGCCAGCACAAGGGCGAGCAGGCGGCGCCGTGCGTTACCCATCACGAGCGCCAGCTCTCCCCGCACGAAACCCAACCCGAACCTACACCCGCTCTGGCGCCTGGGCGCTGGATTGATGAGAGGTATCAGCTGTGAGCAAAGCCGCCCGCAAAGACGTGCTCGACGAAATGACCAAGGAAGACTTGGTTGAGTGGATCCGGTCTCAGCATTTCTTCATGAAGCCCAAGAAAAGCGAAGTGCTGTACCTGCGCTGGAAGCGGCAATCGGCGGACGTCATTGCCGAAATGGAGAAAGAAAATCGATCGCTTGACCACCTGGACTTTGGCGAGCGCGATCGACTGGCCAAGCAGTTCAACGCAACAACAGATCCGAATGAGCGGCTTCGGCTGGTCGAGAAGATCGAGCCATATGACAAGGCCATGAGGGACCACCTCAGCCGATCCGAGGCGATTAACCGCAAGCAGAAGCGAGTGGATGCTCTTTATGAGCAGATCGATGTGGAGCGTCGGAAGGAGCAGCGTGCATGACCGACCTGATCGAAGTGAAGACAGCCGACCTAGCCGGCGAAGCGCTGGGGTGGGCCGTGGGCAAGGCTGAGGGGCTGGAGCTCGACCTGGAGGCTCCGATCTACGGCAACGGGTGGCGCGTGTTCGTGACCTATCGTGGCGAAGTCATCGAGCACAGCAAGCGCTATAACCCCTGGGAGGACTGGGCTCTTGGCGGGCTGCTGGTCCAGAAGTACCGCATCGGCTTTGGCCTGTACTCCGATTCATTCTTTGCCGTCACCGGGCTGGATGACACCCCAGGCGACGCGGACGGCTTGACCCACCTAATCGCCGCTTGCCGCGCCATCGTCGCCGCCAAGCTCGGCGGTACCGTCCAAGTGCCCAAGGAGCTGATTCAATGACCGAAGTTCACCGCTACAAAGCCGTCAAGATGCTTTCCGATGAGGGAAGCCGCATCAGCTACGACCCGCACGGCCCTTATGTCGTGATGGCTGAGGCGTACGACCAGCTCAAGGCCGAGAACGATGCCCTGCGCAAGGAGGCCGAGCGCAACAAGCGCATGCTGTTGGATGCATGCGTCTCCATCGGCAGCATTGGCGAAGCCCTCGGCCTGGATATGGACGCCGACGCCGACATGATGATCGGCACAGCCCGCGATCTGATCGATGGCCTTAACCGCATCATCAAGGAATGCCCGCTTGGTAGCCCTGGCTTTGCCATCGCCACCGAGGTGATGGGAGAGCTTGGGGTCCAGCAGGAGACGCAACCATGATCCTGCCCCTGATGTACATGGCCTACCTGATCTACAGGGGGCCGCGATGAGCGAAGTCAGCCTGTACCAAGGCGACTGCCTGGAGGTAATGAGGTCGATCCCAGATGCCAGCGTCGACCTGGTGCTGGCTGATCTGCCCTACGGCACTACGCAGTGTGCCTGGGATGTGGTGATCCCATTCGCCCCCCTCTGGGAGCAGTACTTGAGAATCGCCAAGCCAGAGGCGGCCATCGTCCTCTGCGCAGCCCAGCCGTTCAGCTCGCTGGTGGTCGCCAGCAACCCCCGAGACTACCGCTACGAGTGGATCTGGGAGAAGGGCAACGCCACCGGCTTCCTCAATGCGAAAAAGCAGCCTCTGCGGGCGCACGAAAGCGCCCAGGTCTTCTACCGGCGCCAGCCGGTGTACAACCCGCAGATGACAACCGGCCACGAGCGGCGCACGGCGAAGCGGAAGACGGTCAACTCGGAGTGCTACGGCAAGGCCCTGTCGCTCACCGAGTATGACTCGACGGACCGGTACCCACGCTCTGTTCAATTCTTCTCGAGCGACAAGCAGACGGCAAACTTCCACCCAACCCAAAAGCCAGTCAGCTGGATGCGCTTCCTGATCGCCACCTACACCAATCCTGGCCAGATGGTGCTCGACAACACAATGGGCAGCGGCACGACCGGCGTTGCCTGCGTCCAGCTGGGCCGACGTTTCATCGGCATCGAGAAAGACACCGACGAACATGGCAACCCGCTTGGGTACATCGATGTTGCCCAGCAGCGCATCGCCGAGGCAATCAGCATCCGCGACACCCCGGCAGCGCAAATCGAACTGTTCGAAGCTCGAGCCTAACCCCTCCCCCTACTACTCAAGCCCGCCGACATGCGCGGGCGAGGATGACCTATGTCCGCAACAGAACGCTTCCACCACACCGCGAACGACTGCCTGGAGCGCCTGTCCGCCGATCTCTGGCCCGATGCCAAGTTGGCCCTAGTGATCTACACCGCCGGCAAGCCAGAGCTCGACATTGTGCTCAAGGACAGCGGCCTCAACGTCGACGAGGTCGTGAGCACTCTGCGTCGTCGCGGTGGCCTCAGCCTCGATGGCGAGAACATCTACAAGCGCCTGCTCTGTGACGCAATCCTCGGAGCCATGGCTTTCGGCAAGCAGAACAGCAACCCTCCGCCTGCTGGCCACTGGGGTCAGGAGTTCTGGGATGTCGGCCGCGCCGAGGGCGCTCTGCAGGAAGAGTTGGTACAGGCGCTGCGCCTGGTGCGCAAAGAACTGGATGCCTGCCAACGAGTGATCCACTACGCCGGAGGCTTCACGCCCGCCTACGTCGACGACGCCCAGGCCGCTATCAAGGTGGCTGACGCCGTGCTCGAGAAGATCCCCGCCTGACCACCAACCTGCCGCCACCGGCGGCGTGGAGACCATCCATGAACCTGATCGACTGCTACGTCACGAAGATCCTCGGCGAGCCGTACCGCAAGTTCGGCCACTGGTGGGTATCGGTGGAATACACGGCCGAGGGCTGGCCGGGTACCAAAGAAATCATGTTCCGCACCGAGGAAGCCGCCCGGGCGGCGCAGGTCGGATACCACTTCTTGGCCTGATCTGGCCGCAGGAGAACCACATGGCAAACGCCACTGCAGCTTCACCAACAGCCTTGCAGCCTAGATTCCTGCGCGCGAAAGATGCGCCCGGCTACCTAGGCATGTGCAAGGACGAATTCAAGACGACCGTAAGGCCTCACGTTCGGGAATTCCCCATCGGGAAACAGGGGGTCGGGTTCGACCGCCTGGAGCTGGATGCCTGGGCAGACGCCTACATCGAGGCCATGGCCGTTGAAAAGGCGAGCAATCAGGACAACAATCGACCCCGCAGCGTAAGCGGGGTCATGGAATCCAAGGAGACTCCATGGCCAAAAAGGCAATCACAGGGCTCCAGAAAATGCCAAGCGGCATCTGGAAAATCGACAAGGTCTACAGGGGAGAACGAATTCAAGAAAGCACTGGCACTTGTGACCGGCAAGAGGCCGAGCAGTACCTGATCCACCTGCTGGAGAAAATGCGGCAGCGGAAAGTGTACGGCGTCCGGGAGATCAAGACGTTCGCCACAGCAGCGGCGAAGTACCTGGTCGAGAACAAAGAGCAGCCCTCCATTAGGCTTACAGCGCTTTATCTGGATCAGGTGGTCGAATACATCGGCCACCTTCCATTGACGCACATTGATGACGAGGCGCTGGCGGACTACATCCGTGATCGCAAAGCTGATTCAGTGATGCCGGATGGGAAGGTGAAGAAAGGCGTCAGCAACAGGACGGTTAACATCGCGATCGAGCGAGTCATTCGCGTCCTGCAGTTGGCGTGCCGAAAGTGGCGGGATGAAGAGCGCAGGCCCTGGCTGGACAGCGTGCCGCTGCTCACCAAGCTGGATGAGAAGAAGTCGAGCCGACAGCCCTACCCGATGTCATGGGAGGAGCAATCGATTCTCTTCGGTGAGTTGCCAGACCATCTTCAGCGAATGGCCCTGTTCAAGGTGAACACGGGCTGTCGCGAACAGGAGGTCTGCAAGTTGAGGTGGGATTGGGAGATCTTCGTGCCGGAACTGGACGCCAGTGTGTTTCTGATACCTGCCGAGTTCGGCGGCAGGCATGAGAACTCTGGAGTCAAAAACCGGGAGGAGCGCCTAGTCGTGCTGAACAACGTCGCCAAGTCGATCATCGATGGGCAGCGCGGCATCAGTCGGGAGTGGGTTTTCCCATACAACGGCACCGCGATGCACCGGATGAACGACTCGGCCTGGAAGAAAGCGCGGGTGCGTGCGGCAAAGCTCTGGCAGGAGCAACATTTGCGACCGGCGCACCCTGGGTTCGCTTCCATCAGGGTTCACGACCTGAAGCATACATTCGGACGAAGACTGAAAGCAGCAGCCGTCAGCTTGGAAGATCGCAAGTCGTTACTTGGCCACAAAAGCGGAAGCGTGACCAGTCACTACTCCGGCGCGGAGATTGGTCAGATGATAGATGCGGCAAACAAGGTATCAGCCACCGACTCGCGTGGACCAGTGCTGACAATTTTGAAGAGGAGGATCGGATGA